ATGCCTGGAAATGGTACCTGGGCCGAAATGATAGCACTGGGTATGGACGTCACCGTTTACTGCGTCCCGTGCAATCGAAAGGTCGAGCTTGACCTAACGCAGTTCCCTCCGCACGAACCGGCTATTGGCCGGCGATACATGTGCACTAAATGCGGTGGCAAGGGGCAGCCCATATGCAGCACAGCGTCAAACAAGGACAGGCTGCCTAGCTAGGCGATCAAAACCCAAAGCCCTGTTGACTCAAGTTCAGATTAGAACATATTGAGAACAAACCGGCGATGCGGCCGCTACTCTGAACCCACCAATATGATGCCTGCTGTGGCATAGACACAGGAGAAGACGACGTGCGCCCGCTCGAAACGCGACCCGAAACTATATGCGCCATCGATGAAGCGCTCGCCTGGCACGACGGCGATGCGCGGGCGGCGATCGCCACCCTGATTGCCGACTGCGCCTATCTGCGCTGGCAGCTCGATCTTGCCACCCTGGCGATGGGCGCCGGCTTCACGCGGGGCTGGCATCCGAGTGCAGAACGGCCCGATGGCGTATAGGAAGGGCGAACTCACCCCCGCAGGCGTTGACCGTGACTGGCCTTTCCAGATCGCACGCTTGCACTCGCTCGGCACCGGCAAGCAAAGCGATGTGATAGACGCGTTCTGTGCCAACCTATCCCTCTGCCCTCGCGGTCACAGCGTTATATGGGAAGATGAATGGTATCAGGTCTATTGCTTTTCAAAACGAGAGGATGCTGAGGCATTCTTGCAGCACTTCGGCGGCGAGTGGTTTGACCCACGCGAGCGCGGCCGCGGCCACAAATGGCACTTCTGGTATAAGGGGAAGTTCGCCAATAAGCCCGTGAGGTGGTGACCCGATGTCGAGACTCACATACACCGCCGATATGGCGACCGAGCAGACAGACACCCACCCACACGCCCCCGACGAGCATTATTGCGAGCACCCCGGCTGCAATGAATGGGGCGGCTATGGCTTGGCCCGCTCCAGGGGCGAGCCCGTACGCTGGTGGTGCTGGGCTCACTATCCGTACAAGGAGCCGGGATCGGCCCGCACCGGAGGAGCCTTGCCGGCCTGAGACTGCCGCTTTATCTTCCAGACATCTGGAGGCACCCTATGCTGCGCGAAATCGGGTTCTGGGCCGTTATGCTGCTCTTCCTGGTATGCGCTGGAATGAGCGTGGTGGTTGGGATCGTCCGACTGTTCGGCCTCCTACTAGGAGAGTAGCATGTGCAATCTCTACAATGTCCGCACGAACCAGGAAGCCCTCCGCGAAATCACGCGAGTGATGCACGACAGACTCGGGAACCTGGAGCCGTCGCTGGATGTCTTCCCCGATTCCCCCGCCCCCGTTGTCCGAGAGGGAAAAGATGGCCGGGAGTTGGTCGCGCTGACATGGGGCATGCCCGAGCCCTTCGCCGTAAGCCAGGGAAAGCCGGAAAGAGGCGTAACGAACATTCGCAACACAACGTCGCCTCACTGGCGCCGGTGGTTGGGGCCCAACAGCCGCTGTCTCGTCCCGTGGACGACGTTCTGCGAGTGGGAAGACACCAGGCCGAAGAAGACCAAACGCTGGTTTGCCATCAACGAGGAACGGCCGCTGGCGTTCTTCGCCGGCATCTGGACGACATGGAACGGCGAGCGCGGCTCGCAGAAGAACCCGAGGCCGGGTGAGCATGAGCTTTTCGCCTTCCTCACGACAGACGCAAACAGCGTCGTGAAGCCGATCCACCCCAAGGCAATGCCCGTGATCCTCACGACCGACGAAGAGCGCGATGTCTGGATGCGAGCGCCATGGGACGAAGCAAAGGCTTTGCAGCGGCCGCTCCCCGATGACGGGCTTATCCTGCTGCCGGTAGAACTCGAGCAGCCGAGCTTCCTGTGACAATGGCCTACGCCATTTCCGCCGTGGGCGTCGTGGTTGCCTTGCTCGCATGGAAGACGCAAGCAATGTGGGCGATGTTTGCCGCCTCAGCCATCAATGCCGCGGTAGTGTGGTTCGTGCTCACGGCGTACCTTGGGCTATGACCGCCGATCGACCGAAGTACTCGCCAAAGCCGTGCAAATTGTCGCCACCAGAAGTTGCGCGTCCATAAAATAGTCGGTATATGCGGTACATCCATATGGAGGCAGTCATGTCCAGTGCAAACGACAATGCCGATACGGAACTGTTCAAAGCGGCGATGGCCTTGGTTCGTAAAAATTTCTCCGACGGCAAAACCGCCGCGGAGACAAAAGAAGAATTTGAACGACTCTACAGGGCGAAAATGCCGGCGCATCCTAACTCGGATTTGTGGGGCGATGATCCAGCCGAGGACACGCCTAAATCGCCCGCTTAAGGTATCCCGTCACGTTCAGACACCTTGAAAAAGAGCCGCGCGATCGAGGGAATACGTTTGACGCGCGGACGATTTAATGGAATTTTGTTGACAATGTTTCTCAGGTTCTGGACGTCGAGGTCAGACGATGCCGCATCGGACGAAAAAGGAAGCTCAAACGCGACTGGCGCTTGGCGTTGCTCGCGTCTCAGCCCTTCAGGGAGACGATGCGAGGGCATCACTTGAGAAGTTGAAAGAACATCTCGCAGTCGTTGATGCCCTCGAAAATTCGTGTGGCGGCGAGCTGCCGAAACAGGATTCCGACGTCACTTCCGATGACGCTGCATCTTCATAGGGTTCGCACGAAGGTCAGTGGCATGAAGCCACGCCATTTCGATGAAGTGCGCGAGCAACCAGTCGCATTCCATCGCCTTATCCTTTAGCTCACGAAGCATTGTCTCCGTGTATGCGACGTTTTCCTCGGGAGTCGGATCCGGCCTGCGAACAACGGGCCTATTCTCCACGGGAGCTTTCACGCGCAATTTCACAACCGCATTATCCATGAGAACATCTCCTCCAAGACGATTACTGCAACTTTACGTTACAGCGTATCTAGAGTTGATCAATCCCAATTAATGACAGATTAACAGTTACACGCATATATATGTGTTGCAGCGCAATACAACCCATTGACGTAACGGAGGCTTGCTCTCGCTACGGCACTCGACTGAGCTGCGTGCCCACCCGCTTATTCACTTTATCGTATGAGCAGAGGCGGCGGAACAACTACCTCGCACTACCGTTTCGCGACCACGACTAGTCTCGCGTAAGGTGAAGTATGGAAACGGGTCGATGGGAAGAGCCGGTGACGTTTGAGACCGCCAAACTCGGTCAGTACAGAACGATATCGAGTGCGGCGGAGGCAGCGCACGTTTTGATTTCGCAATGGCCGAGCGCCGCCGGCAAGGCTTATGCTGAGGCGCAAGACGTATGCCTCGCCGTGTTGGAAGGTCGTGAGCCGCCAGATGCCGCGCGGCAAGCCTTTCTTTTGGCCGCCGATGAGGCCGACGTATTCATCCGCAATGGGTGAACTCGAATTCATTTGCGAGAACAACTGTTGCGTGCCGGCTACAGCAAAGATGGCTCACTGAGAGTAACAATAGATCAACACACTCCAACCTGGGGCTCGACCGATGCGTAACGTTTTGCTTTCGACAGTTGCATTCTCTCTTATCGCGTTGACCGCTCACGCAGCTGACATGGCGGCCCCGATGACCTCTCCAGAAGCTGACTATGCCATGCCGTTTCAGTGGTCCGGCGCGTATGTTGGCGCCGATATCGGTCATGGCTGGCTGAATGGTGATTTCAGTGCGCTCGGCACTACCGTGAGCGAAGATTTCAACGGCGCAACGCTTGGCGGCTTTGTCGGCTACAATTGGCAGTTCTCGAACGGCTTCGTGACCGGCATCGAGGGCGATGTCTCCTATAATTGGAATGACCAAGAATTCGCAGGCGTAGAAGCTGGCACAGAGTGGGGCGGCTCGGTGAGAGGCCGCGTCGGCTTTGCGATCGATCGCGCTCTCGTCTACGGCGCCGGCGGTTGGACCGCGACACGCGGATTCGTCAAGGACATTCCGTCGGGCCAGGAATTCTCGAAGACTTTTAGCGGCTGGACCATCGGCGCAGGCGTCGAGTATGCGGTTACCGACAACGTCTTTGTCCGTGGTGAGTATCGCTACAATCACTTCGGCGATAAGGACATCGACGTCGGTCCTGGCATCATCAACGTCGATCTCGACCAGAGCGTCGTAAAGTTGGGCTTGGGTGTGAAATTCTAAGTCTCGCACGCCGCTCATTGATAACCCCGCTTCGGCGGGGTTTTTCATTCCCTCTCGGCGCCACGTCGCTGCCCGGCCTCCAGCCTCTGCAAGATTTCTCGAATGACCTTGATATCCCCGGACTGCGCCGACACCAGCGATTGCAAATCCTTGATCGCCGCTGATGTGGTCGCCGTGGTCTGCTCGGCCGCCGCGATGCGATAGGTCAGGTTATCGATCTTCCTGACTTCGCTTTCGATCGAGCGAAAGCGCTCCTCGGTGCGCCCTTCGACGCTCTTCACCTCGGCCAGGCGCTCCTTGTGATACTGCTCGTGCCCCATGCGCCAGCGTTGAAGCTCTTCCACGTCCCGCGTCGTATTGGCCCAGACATAGATGCCCGTCGCCAGCAAAGTCGCGAGGCTGACGAGTTGCAGGAGTGTATTGAGGTTCCATTCAAGCTTCGGCGCTCTGGATATGCCCATGGTCTTATCCTCCATCACTGCCCCGCTTCACCATGCCGCCGGCATTCGCCTACGCTCCACACGCCGCCGGCGCAAAGGCCGACAACGGTGCGATCGATCTTGCGTTGATCCGCCGGCGTCGCGCCACGCGCGCCGACGAGATCAGTCCCCACGACGCGGCGTAGGCCCGTCGCATCGGCCGGCCCCGAAGTTCCACAGCCCGCCGCCATCAAGGCACCGGTCATAAGCGCTGCGAGCATCGTCAGCCGCGTTGCGTGCGTCATTGTTCTGCCTTTCGATGGAGGTGCGCATGCTATCGGCGCCCTGGTTGCGGATCTCGGCATAAAGCCAGATGAGGGCGCAGGCCGCCGCGGCGCCAAGGATGATCTTCGACCAGTCAATCACGAACCGACCTCCGCCTTGATCTGCCGAACGGCGGCAATGATCTGGCTGCGCAGGAGGAGCAGGACGAGGAGGACGACGAGAAGGACCACGCCGCCGGCAAGGATAGCCTGCCAGTCAGCACCGGAAAGCCATCCGGTCAGGATCGTGAACACGCCGCCGCCAGCCGTCAGCTTCGTCCAGAGGTCGGATTTCTCCTTGACCTTGGTTTCGACCCTCTCCGGGACCACGGGCTTTTCAACCTCGACGTGGACTTTCTTCTCGATAATCGACGGGTTTTCCGGAGTCGGACGGCCCGACAGGCTCAGGGAGAATTTGCGAACCTCGTCAACGCGGCTCTGCCAGCCCTTGCCGAAGGTAGGCCACAGGAGCTTGCCCTTGAGCGCGCCAGCCGAACCCTTGGCCCGTTTCATGAAGGCAAGGCGTTCATCGCAGATGGCGTGAATGGTCGTCGCTGGCAGTGATTTCTTGATGGCCGAAATCGTGGCCGGGCCAATCTTGCCATCCTGCGGGACGCCCACAATCTTCTGTAGAGCCTTCGCCGCCCTTGATGGGCCGGAGTTCACGGCGTAATCGAAAACCGCCATGTCAATACCGTCAGGAAGAGAGGCGCCGTTTACAGCGTCCCAATAGAAGCGACGGTAAACCGTCTCGATCTGGGCATCATTGATCTTGCGCAGGTCGTCCTTCGTCGCGTTCGGCTTCACGTACCGGCGGAAGTTGGTCAGGGTGACGCCCTTCATCGTAGCGCCGCCGGGGTCCTTGGGATTGTCCGCCCATCCGCCCTCGTGCTTCAGGACGCGGGAAAGGCATTCGCGGAAGTTTCTGTCCATGTGGATTCCTTTGGTCGAGCGCCGGCATAGGCCGCACGGATGCGGACCCTTGCTGAAACAGGCGGGGTGGATGTCCTTGATTGAATGTGGGGGCGGGATGGCTTACAATCGGACCAACTTCACGAGGTCGTCATGTTCAACTGGCTTATGGAACGTCTATTCGGCCGCTGGTTTAGCTGGCGAGAGAATGGCGTTTACACCTATAGGCGTTGGCGTGCCGGGAAGTGGGAAACGCGGCCTATGGATGCCGGCGAGGCTGAAGAGGCTGAATGGATGGGCGCAATTAAGTAAGAGGAGCAGGCGGCGTAGTTAAGCCGCCTGAACCTCAAGGCTCTTCTCCGCCTGGGTTACCGCTCGCAAAATATTCTCAGCGCGAGCCTTCCAAGTATAACGCTCCAGAAACTCGCAATATGCTTGTTCGGCGATACCCTCCGCCAGCACCGCGTCGTCAAGAACCCGTCTTACCTGAGCTTCCCATGCATCGTAGTCAGCGGGCGGTACGAGCAAGCAGTTTACTTCGTGGTTAAGCACCTCGCGCAGGACTGGGAGATCTGATGCTACCATCGGGCGACGACTAGCCATGTACTCAAAGATTTTTAGCGGTGACATCCATCTTGATACATCACCCCGGCCCCCGGAAACTGAAACTTTCTCTTGATACGGAGCAAGCAGAACATCGAAAGCCTTAATATATTCCGGCACCATCACTGGCGGAAGATGACCATGGAATACGACATTTGATAATCCACTCATGCGCGCACTTTGCGCGGCGATGTCGTCGGCAGTCCCACCCAAGATGTGAAAGTCGACATCAGGCATGCTTCGCGCGAGCTTATCGATCACCTCGATACCTTTGCCGGAATAAAGATGCCCGGCATACCCCGCCCGGGGCCTGTTACTTTCAAAAAGCAGTGGCTTCACGTCGTCGACACGGTCAGCCGCATCGGCGGCCACTATGAAGCAGGAACCAGGAAGGGAAAACTGCTTAGAAAGTTCAGTTTTGAGCGCATGCGAGATCACGACGATAGCCACGCAGTTCCGATGCCGGGCGACCGCCTCGAAGATGGTAGCGTAGCGTTTCGACTCCTCAGAAAACGTGTCATGACGTTCAAGAATAACTCGCAGCCCAAGGTCAGCAGCAAGCAGCGCAGCTTCCGGAACCCGTGTGTACACAAGGTCCGGCCGCATTAAGCGAAGAATGCTTCGTAGGAAGAACCGGTGCGATCTAACAGCAACTCGGGGGAGTCGAATAGACGGTATCGTTACGTGACGAAAGCTTCTTTTGACACCGTAGTGCCGGAAGACATCGCGCACTCGAACTTTTGCCCGATCCGCCTGATACGTTGGCGAAAGTAGAGTAACTTGGTGCTCGTTCTCGGCCATGGCTGCGCACATTTTCATAACATGCACGCTATTAGCGGCCAGAGACGGCACTGGCCCAGAACATACATATGCGATTTTCATGCGGCGCCCCAGCCGAGTGATCTACTCGGTGTCGGATAGATCAAAAACGGTGTATACGCCAGCGGAAAAAGCAACCTTGACTGGCTCGGACAGGCTCGATGCATTCCTAATAACTACATAGTCTGCTCCTGTCTCCTTCCCGAACTGTATCCATTGCGAAGTAGTCTGCGGCCCAGCGGGACGAGCGGCTAGCTCCTTGTATCGGCTGAGCAAATCTATCTTCTCAGCGAACAGCTTGTGATTCGAGTACGCTAGCCAGCCCATATCCTTCCAGCCGAAGGAAAGAGGGCGTTCTGCAAATGCTCGAATCCTTGGCCCCTGGTCCGGAGAGAAGAACATTGTATCTGGGCTTGTGGATCGGGCAAACTCCATAACACGCTCCAGGGGATCGCTTGTGTTTGAACGACACACGACTTGGAAGCGCACTAGGCATTTCAAGCCCTGCACTACACTGCGGCTCTGAGGCCAGATCGGTGGCCAGTATGCCGCCGCTAACCACATCACCAGTAGCGCAATCGGAACGCTCGACCGGAGTGCTGCTCCTCGCACCACGGCGGCGCAAGCCCAAAATGACACGAACAGAAGCACAGGCACTAGGTATCGAAGAGACCGAATAAGATCCAACTGCGAGGGAGCTCGGTCGCTGAGCCTAGCTAAAATATCTTCAGCGACAGGAATGCCCCCTCCAAAAAGCACGAGCCCTAGCCCAAACACCACGACAAAGAGTGCCTTCCTATCCCGCCGCGCGGCGGCCAAACACGCACCGGCGACGAAGATTGCGAGTAGTGCAACTCGAGGGCCAGACAGTGCACGCGAAAATAGCGTCCAGATCCCTTGCAGTGGCTCGGAGTACCCTTGATCATATCGCATGAGCAAAGCTTCCCGCACGATGGACGGATCGGCGCCGGTAGCAGCCTGTGATATGCTTGAATAGTACATCCACATGTTGGGCAGCGCGATCGTCAAGAAGACCGCGCCACTTATTACACACAGCCAGACCGTTCGTAAAAAACCAGCCGAACAAAGCGAGGTCAGCCCCATAGCAAACATGAGCGAGAGTGCAACCGGTGGCGCTGAGGCGGGATGTATCCACATCCCCAGCCCAGCTAACCCAAATGTTACCAGCCAAAGGCGAATGTCAGTGTGAGCGCGAATGCCGAGCAGAAGCAAGAAGGGAAGTAATGTCGAGAACTGGACGCGGGGCTGTGGCTCATTGTAGAGGCCCCAATAATCCCCTACGATCATAGGCACCGCGACCGCGACGGTTAGCGCAAATAAGACCGACCACCAGTGGCTCGGCGACACCTCCTGAAAAAGCCGGTACCAACCGAACAGAAATAGGAACGTCACGATCGCGCCGAACACATGATACTCGAATCCGACGCCTCCTCCCCGCAAGTAGTCCGCAAGCTGGAAAAGGTAAACTGAGGCGTTTGTGTAGAAAGTGTAATTCTGCGGCGACGAGAAGACAAAGTCGTTTGCATACACCTCCGGCCTCAAGTCGGCGACCGCCCGCGTGAGTATCATAGTCATGTCACCGCCGAACGATGCAGCGATAGATCGCCCAAAAGAGGCGGAAAAATCCAAATACGCGATGAATGCGAACGCTAGGATCGAACATAGGGCCGGTCGCCCAGCGAACCAGCGGTGAGCACGGGCCGCGACCACCAGCACCGGCGCGAAACGAACTTTCAATTCAGACACAACCGCCTCCCGTCAGAGCGCTATCTCGTATCGCGCGGTCTTCACATCGGTCCGCGATACATAGCCCGACGGCGTTACCGACACACATCGACTCGTCACGACAAAGAAGTACTTTCTCACCTGTCTTAGGTCGATATTATCAAAGTCCGGAAACAGCCATGGCGCAGACCAAATGTGGTGTGGATAAATGTTGTACTTCGGATGACCATCGGCGCTAGCAAGACCGAGCATTCGGTAATGATGCATCTGGACAACCTTCGAGATCCTGTTGAGGTCTTCGGTTGGCAGATCCCACTCACTCGCTGTGGCGGGGCATGCTTCGTCGAGCTTCCTCCTAACGTCATCACGGCCCACGGTTCCCCAAGTTTTTGTCGGCAGAAAACCGTTAACGGGACGGGCAATGCGCTGTTGCGCCACGTTGATCGACTTCTCCAAAAAGAAGTTTGAAGGCACCCTCAGGATGGAGCCGGAAGCCGTTTCGACTTCAAAGTGAGCATCGTTGATCGCGCCGGTATCAAACCAAGCAAGCTTAACGATATTGAATGACAGTAACGGCGCTACCAGAACCAGAGCGCATCCGAAAAGTCTGATTGAAAATGTGGGGCCGTCCTTTAACCGCATCCGGCTAAATGCATAAACAAAAGCAAAGTTTAGTATCATCCATTTCCAAAAGAATATTGCTGTCAGTAGGAATATTCCAAAGTGCATAATATCGTAAAGCGATGTTAACCACGCAGATTGGCGAAGAGATAACAAGCATAACAACGAATAGAGTTGAATGACCAAGACGAAGGCGTTAAGCGGTATATTTGACCAAACGAGTGCAGGAACCAGCCAATCTTGATCCTGCATCATATTCAGTACGGTAAATCCTCCGACATCCGATGCATGGATTGCTAGCATGAAAGTTGGATTTTCCGTTACCCAAGTTAAAAGCGAGCCACCAGACAGGAAGAGCTTGAGCCATCCCGAGTGAAAATAGTTCGACAGGTGAACACCTGCCATCACGATGACCGCGCTGTTGAAGAACTGGCTTTTTTCAAGGACCGCAGCATCCGAAATTCGGTACCTTTTGCTCAACCAGTAGACGGATAGCAACAGGGACACGTACAATGCGAGATCAGGCATTATTATGAAGTCAGCACTCCACGGGGCTCCCAGCCCCGTAACCGCGTTTGTATGCAGCTTCGACCAAAACGCTGCCGTGGCGGGAATACATCCTAGAGCAGGCCGTGCAAATCCTAGCACGCCAAGCAAGACGGGCAACCAAACCGAGTTCAAAATTCCCGAAAGGCCGATGTCGTAAGTGGCATGCATACCGATCAAGTACGCCACGCAGCAGAAGTTAACAGACGCGCAAACCACTATGAAAGGACTAGGCAGCGACCTGATACCGACGGAGATGCCAGGAGCGATACACGCCAACAAGACAAGTAGAGAGAGCCACGAAGGTCCGAAATGGATGCCACCGAAAGTGTTAACGGCGTAAAAAATCGCCAGTGAGCCTGCCAACACCTTCAAACGCGAGCGGCTGACTCTATCCACCCGCTGAGAGATGTAATCCGAGATCGTTGTCGCCCATGCAATGAGTGGCGCCTGAGTAAGCATAGTTCCGCCCTACTATGATTGTTCCCTCACCCCGCAATATCGTGAATCGACCGGCGGGTCTTCATCTATCCGGATTTTTACAGCATGCTCACGCTGAAATCATCGATATAGGCAGTTCCGGAATCGTACCCGTTAACTGAAATAACGAAGGGCGCAGCCGTGTCGAAGGTGGTGTCAGTTACCACCAGGTCGCCGTCAACCTTCATTGCCACATTGTCGGCTACCTCGAAGGACAGCTTGTGCCACCCAAGAAACCTTGACTTGGCTGTGGCCACCCAGGCTCCAGACCCATGAAGCCGGTAGACATATTTTGATGCAGAACTGTTTGTGGAAATTCCGAGAACGATATCTTTCCCGCTGATCTTGTCCGTAATCCTGAACGTGTTCTGGAAGTTGCTGACGGATGTCATATCGTCATAGATCCAAATCTCGTAGGCCTTGTCGCGGCCCACACCATGCGAGTACACGCTAGGCCTTCCCTTACTCCCCGCCGCCAGTCTCAATCCGAAGCTGCCCGATTTTGCGATTGACCACGGGCCTACGCCGGCCGCCGTCCAGTCCCATTCAATTGGGCTTCCTATCGGTTGCAGTTTGGCGCATCCGATGCCCCTATACCCAAGGTTATCGGCGGCTCGCCCTGAGTAGAATATGCAGTCCTCAAACGCAAACGGAGTGGTCGTGTATCGATAATCGAAGGCGGTAGACGAGCCGCGTGGGATGATCGCTGACCATATCGATGGGCAAGGGAACGAAGCGCCATCGACGCTTGCGGTCTTGTGTATTGTGTAGCCTTGCAGCGTGGAAACGGACAGGTCGACCGGGATGGCGACAAACATCTCAAATCGATCTCCTGTCCAGCGCACTGAAGGGTAAATCGACGGATAACCCGTAACCTGAGTATCGGACGTCCATGACGTGGGGTCCGACTTATCCGCATACGCGCGCATGATGCGGGGTCCGGGGCTCTCGGCCATAGAGGTATAGAAGAGTATAAGCTTGTCGGGGTTCGCGGGATCTTCAAATACGCAAGGGGAGTGAGCCCGTGCCGCAATGCCTGTGAGCTTCCCGACGTAGGACCAGTTTTCAAGGTCCATCGATGTCAGAACGCAACTGTTGTAAGTCGTTGCCCCGCCGTTGAAGATTGCGCAAAACAGGTGATAGACGCCATCGATCCGAAGGATGGAAAAGGGCGCCAACCCGAGATCCGGCACGTCATCCTTGTCTATCACCTTGCCCTGCTTGGCCCAGACAAGGCCATCCTCAGATGTGGCACGTCCGATGCTCCCCTCTAGGCGGGGGTTCGCGCCGACATTTCGGGTTCCAGAGTAAAAGAGATTGAGAACGCCGTTATCGTCGCGGACGACAGCCGCACTATAGACAAAGTAGTCGTCCCACTCTCCCGGCGCACCACGAGGGATGATTGGAGTGGTTGATATCCGCTGGTATCCATTCTCGTGCGTGATGTTCATAATCAGAACTCGTAAAGAACGTTGACGATAGATCCGTTGTCGATAGTGTTTGAACCGCCTTCCGTCGTCATTCTGAGGCGGTCTAATTCTCCAACCAAAGCAATATAGCCGCCGCACAGTCCAGTGGCTGTCGTATCTGAAGACCCAACAGTACTGACGCAAGCCCAAGAGTTTCCTGCAACCCTTGTAATGATCATTTGCCCCTGGAATGTTGTTGCCGCGATAACACTGTTTTGGGTTCTGAAGCCGGCCGACAGATTGCTAGATGTTACAGACGACCCGGTGACATTTGATGCAGACCCGACATATCCGGTCGCAGCATACCCCCCTGATGTCCCAAGCTGAACCACGGGGTTGCTCGTGCCATTCGTGCTGAAGTTGACAAAGCTGACCGTTATGCGCTTCACGCCGGCCGGGATGCTCGGGAAGCTCAGGGCAGTCTCTACTCCGGTCGCAATCTGAGCAGCCATTGCGTTGATGCCGACCTTCTTCAGATCAACATCGGTGTCGGGCATCGTTATAGTTCTGGTCTGTCCTGCAGTGATGGCCGCGAGGCTGAAAGCGAGTTTTTTCGTCGGCGCGGCCGACGGCGAAAGAGTAAGATCGAGCGCATTGCCGCCCGATTTGTCCAGCTTTGCTGCGATGAGGGCAGCAGTGGTCGCGGCGAAGTTGGGATCGTCTCCAAGTGCGGCCGCCAGCTCGTTCAAGGTATCCAGCGCGCCTGGCGCGGCATCAATGACAAGGTCAAGGATCTGCCCGACGGTCAGTTTGACGGTTATGCCATCCTTCATGGCCGGCACGACGTGCGTGCGGCTCGGCAGTGCCGTAGGGCTCAGGTCTTCAATGGTGATTGCCATGCCTTATGCCCTCGCAGAAAACTGCATGGAAAGCCCGTTCGAATAGTCGTACATGACGGTCTGCGACAGACGGTACCGGTTCACATCGAACGCCGTCGGGCTCGGGGGGCCACTCGTCTTTGCGCCGATCACGAAATCGGGGGGGAACCCCGAGACATTGTTCGCTGCAATAGATGCAAGCGAGAAGTTGAAATCCTTCGGAGTACGCGCCCAGTTGATGGCCTGATCGAAATCAAAACGCGCCGCGTTCTGCCCCACGTCCCGACCATTCGTCCCTGTGACGAGGGCCTGCATGGCGAGGCGTTCACGGTTAACCAGATTGGTGATCGTGGGGACGTTGCTGGAGTTCGTGATCACCCTGGCAACAAGCATATCGTCGTAGCTGGTGTCGAAAGACGCGTTGGCCTCTGCCAGAGTGGAAGGGTTGTACGTCCCAGAGGCCAAGTCCTTCAGCGAGAACCCATCCGTCTTGTTCCAGCGGAGATGGTACGTCTTGCTCGCATCTGTGGCCAAGTCCGTCTGTACGGTTGCGTACGGCGAGATGCCGCGGTGCAGGAAGTTGACGCCGGCGGGCACACGCACCTGCCCCGTGGCCGGCGTGATGACCCCGAAGTGACCGTTTGTGTTCTGCACCTCCGGGAAGATCGGAAGCCGCGACGATGCCTGAAGCAGGGTCAGGTAGGTCGAAGGGTCGCCGCCGCCGGTGGAGGCGTCGATCTGGGCCTGAATTGCCTTCCTCAACTGTTCCATATCGCCGTTGTCCGGCGTCAACCCATTGAAGGTGATGACGTGGCCAATTTCGGACTGGAGAGACCAAAGCAGCCAGTTCCACAGGGGCAGACTGAACGGTCCGCAGCCGATTCCGCTCTGGATTTCATCAGCAGTGGGCACGCGCCGCTCGCCATCCCAGGCGAACGGGGGGTCAAAATCAGCCATTTTCGAGGTTCCTTATCAGCAGGAATAGGGTTTGAGATCGATCTCGCACATCATGTCGGCGCCCCGCGTAAGCGCGCCGGTCCAAAGTTCTTCGCCACCCTCGGTGACGAGAATGTCGCCCGCCTCGGTCGCCAGAGGCAGGCCGTCGGCTTCCCAATCCTCGCAGGGGCCGCCCCAGCCTTCGCCGAACCCGGCGACCAGGAACGTGCCGAAGTGCCAGCGGGATACGATGCCTGGCGCGAGCGGCAGCGCGCGAGGCACGATTTGCAGAATGGCCGTCTCGGCCTCGCTGAGTTCACGGAATGGAGCGAGGACCACACGTCCGTTGCCGGCATCGAGAACCGCCGCCTGCTCCCCATAGAGAACCTGTAAAGAGGCGGTCAGGTCTTCGAGGCTGTAACGCGACTGCATCTGGAAGGATCGAGAGATGAGCAGCTTCCGGTACATCTCGTCATCGTCGATACAGATCTCCGAAATGCCGTCCTCACCGCAGCCCTCCCACGAGCCAACCTCGCACGGGCCTATGATCGGCCGGTCGGTCGGAACACCCTCGCAAGCAAAGCCATACACGGGCTGGATGTCGCACACGCAGTGGCAGCGAGGGAAACCCATGCGCTTGCCGATCAGTGTCAGTTGATCACCAACGGCCGACTGGAGGTCGAAATGGCTCGGCAGATCGCAAATCGCCGTATGGATCTCCGCCACCTTCCTCATGTAGGTGCGGATCATGTGGAGGAGCTTCGGGCTTTCGCGATACTGCGTGAGGACCTTGTTGATTCCGTCCTCGACCATCGCATCAGGATCGACGCACGCCATCAGGGAGCCACCACGACCGCCACGTCATCAGCGGCGAGGGATGCGCGCTCGATGAACGCAATGTCGACGTCCTGGTTGTCGCCCTGCGAAATTCCATCCCTCTGCCCGTTGATGGAAACCACCTCGACGTTGGAAAACAGGCTCTCGATGATGGACCGGACACGATAGTAGGACACATCCTCCCCATTCAGGAGGAAGATCGAAGAGAGAAATGCCGCCTTGATCGCCGATGCGGCCGGCGGCGGGCAGCCGAGGGCATCGCGGCGCGTGCGGACGGTGATCGTCAGTTCCACGGGAACATCGATCGGGCGAAGGATGCGGAAGGACCGGCAGTAGCCGTCGATTACGCTCTCGACAATCTCAGTTCCGAAGATGGTCACGCCTGGCACGATGTACTGCCGGATTGCCCTGGCGATGTCTTCCCCTTCACCGCCCGTCACCGCAACGCAGATGGAGCCGGCCGGCATGCCGTTCTCGTCGACTTCGCCCGTGTCATTGACCCAGACATGGGAGTAAGTCACACCGTCCAGGGCCGCGATTGCTCGCGTGATATCCTGCAGGTCGATGCGGGCTTGGCCGGCATTCGTGATTGCGCGGCGGTATTCCTCATCGTTGGCTGTCCCTCGCCCGATAAGACGAATGCTGCCGAGGGTATCCAGCCGCGTTCCCTCTGCCTGATCCGGGTCATAGGACTGGTAGATGTCTTCTGCCTGCTCCCATAGCTTCGTGATGATCTCGGCCATCAGGCCGTTGACCTGACCGAGCGGTGACTGAGGGGTCTGGATCACGCCGGGACCGAACTCGGTCACCAGGGCGGCCTCGATCTCCGCAAGCGTCACAGTGAGCGGCTTGCGCGAGAAGCCTGTCGGCAGCACGCCATAGTCGGTCATAGGGCCACCTCTTCATCGAACATGGTCAGAACATTGATGCCGCGGATGATCAGGCCCCGCGTCGGCCGGTCGAAGGCGACAGAGAAGGACGTGATCTCCTCGATGCCGTCGGTATCAAGCAGTTCAGCCTTCACAACGCTTTCGGCGAGCGCCGGGTCGTATCCCTTGCCGAGGATCTGATCGAGCCACGGGACGCCGCAGGTCGTGTCAAGGAACCACTCACCGGAATAGGTCTGGAGGCGCTGCCGCCCGTGCTGGCCGACCGCTTCCGCATCCGTCACGACCGCAAGGCTGCCGTCGGCGCGCAGGAACAGGTCGTTTGTTGCCTCATCGATCGCGAGGCCGATGCGAACCGCTGTCATAGGACCATCGCTCGAAGCTTGGCGGCGAGCGCCGCGAATTGACCTTGATGAGTGAGCGGCCAGATGCCTGCCGATGAGCCGCCCGACACCGTCGTCGTCTCATTGCCGAGCAGTTCAACCACCTGCGCCAAGATGTCGAAGAGGTTCCCTTCGGCCCCGTTGAGCTGGAACTTGCCGTCGGGCGAGCCCTTCATTCCGAACGTGCCCGACGTGTTGAACCTCAGGTGGAAGTTGTCAGCGTCCGCGTTCTCAAGCGGGGATGCGAGACTGTCGCCGCCGGCGAGCGAGGCCCGCATTGTGGACAGGTGATAGGATCTGGCGTCATATGCGCCGCCGTCTCCGCCTTCTTCATAGTCATCCATCGCCCGCATCTGGGGCGCCAGCATAACCCGTGTGCCGGCTGCCACCGGGAACGTCATGCCCATGCCGTTGGTGCGCGGCTGGTCAACCGGCACCTCGTAAAGATCTGGCATGTCGACCTTCTGGCCGTTGTGCAGCGGCTTGTAGAGCGGACGAACGGTCGCGGTGCCCTTGGAAGCGTCGAACGACAGAACCTCGCCAGGGATCGGCCCCCACATGCTGTCCCGTTCGGCCTGCGCCTGCTGGCCCGTGATGTCGCGCGAGAGGTTCGTGGTCTTTCCGAGCAGGCCAACCATCAGCGCTTGATCCCCTCGTCTACCTTGCCGCCCTTGATGGCCTCACCAGTAATGTCGACCTTGAACTCACCGGTGTAGTTGTCGCCGGAGTAGGTGCACTCCGAGACCCGATACATCCCATCGGCAGCATTCATTTCGAGCGTCTGGCTCTTGATCTGCGCCCGCCTGTTAGGTCGGATTTCCGGGTTCAGGAGGGCCGAGACGCGCACCCCGTTGTCGGTGATGGCCGGTGTGCCGATCATGCCCGTCTCCGGCGTAATGAGCGCCACCGTGCCGACAAAGCCGTCACTTGGGACCAGTTCAAGGGTTTCGTTCTGGCTCGACCAGTAGAAGCCGTTGCCCCGGCCGATCGTGTCGAGTTCGCGCACGCAGGAGCCGCAAGCCGCATAGGGACGCTTGAAGGTCTTGCCCTCCAGTGCCTCGGGATACTTGAACTCGCCGCGGCTGAGGCCCTTGGCCTCCATCTGCTTCGCGATATCGTCAATCACGTCCTTGACGGGCGTGCCGGACGGGTAGCTCTTGCTGATCGTCGCCCTGCGGAAAGCGGCATCACCATCCCCGCAGGCGATCGTGGTGATGATGTTCGTCCCCTCGCGCTTGTGCTCGACGTCGCGAACCGCGCCCTTGAAGATGATGCCTACATTGCCGGAATACTCCGTCGCCACTCTGCCGAAATCCGATACGTACACGCCGTTTTCGTTTCGTCGGTAGTTGAGAACTCCAGGGCCCGCCATACCCGCAGGCGGCATATAGCCAGCCTCGAGCGTGATGGCGTCGAACTCCTTGCCCATCCCGTTACGCGTGGTCTCGGCGAGGTTGTAGAGCTTGATCTCCGCTGAGTTTGGCGAGGACGATATGCCCTTGCTGATGGAGAACTCGATCTTGATCTCATGGACTGAGACCAGGCCGGGATTGATGACCAGGCCGCCGTTGAACGAGGCCCTCACCTTTCTCAGGTACTGAAGCATCAGGCCGCCGCCAGTTCGGCATCAGAGGCATGGAAGAGCTTCACCGTTCCTGCGGGCAGCGCCTGCCGATCCGCGACCGCGCCCGGCGTGACGGCCGCGGCGAAGATTACTCCAAGGCCGAGATTGAACGGCGCCAGCAGATCGACGCCCGTCACGATGCGCCGGCCTTGCAGAACAGGCAGATCGTCAATGGCCAGATCGAAGCTCCAGCGCTCAGACGTCGGGTTATACCGCAGCCGGATCGTCACCCGGCGGTTGTTGATGATCGTGCCAAACTGTTGGTCGGCCGCATCGATGACGCGAAAGACTTCCATCAGTTGCCCGCCAAGCTCGAAAGGTAGGATTGATCGGCCGGCATGGCAGACACCACGCCCGCATCGCCGCGTTGGATGGTCTGTGACGCCCGATCGGGTGTAGCGCCGCCCTTGGCCCGCTCAGACGTGGCCGGCGCTGACCTGGTGCTCTTCTTGCCGCCGGGGTTACCGCGCTCGCTGTTGTCGCCCTCCGGGTCGGCCGCATAAGCCGTCCCGACAATGATCACCTCTTGCAGCTCCACCCTGCCCCGGAAGACGGACGAGAAACCGGCATCCCGCTCGGGATAGATTCCCTTCACGAGCATGTTGCTGAACACCTTCAGCCCTGTGACGAGCGTGAATGGCACACGCGATTCCTGAAAAGCCACCAGAGCGGCGAAGGTGGCGGCCGCATTCCCGCTTGCGACCTCCAGCCCGACCTTCTTCGGCATCACGACGGCATGGTCGGTTATCTTGGCTCCGGTCTCGATGGCGATCTCGGTGATGTCCAGTTCGGAACTGGGCTTCTCGGAAATCACGCAGTCGAGCGGGACCGGGCCGATGCTCGTAGAAAAGGCGATGATGGAGGACATCAGAAAGCATCGTCCTTCTCGAACCGAGACGCCCGCGCTGCGCCGGCGGTGGCGTTGCCGATCGCATTCCCGACAGCGTTGCCGGTAGCAGCAGACGCGTTTGCCACGCCGTTCACTACGACGTTCACGCCGCCGACGTTGACGCGCTGATCTCGGTTGTCAGCCATCGTATTGGTGACCGCCGCAGCGGATGCGCCGCCCTCCATCTTGGCGCGGTTCTCTTCAAGGTTCTGCAGCATGAACTTGTAGTCGAGCGCATCCTTGGTGAAGCCTGCGGTCGGGTTCTCGTCGGGCCTATCCACCCGGCGATTTCCGTCCATGTAGATGAACTTGCCTTCCTTATCGTAGCCGTGGCCTCCTTCGACATAGCCCGGCTTCGAGCGCGGGTTGTCGACGGCCTTCACCTGAGCGCCCTTGGCGTCCAGGCTGGCCAGATAGTCGAACCCGCTCTTGGCGAGGTAGAATGCAGCCGAGAACGCCCCGAGGGCAGCCGCCAGAGGCCAGACAGCGCCGGTGAACGTTCCCAAGATTGCGGCGGCACCAGAAAGCCCGAGCGCCGCAGTCCCAATAGCGGTGATTGCAGAGGCGACCGCATCGGGGTCAGCACCCAGGAAGTTGGCGAGCGAGTCCACGAAGTCGCCGATGACGGAATCACCGCCGCGGAGGTAGGTGAGGAAATCGTCGACGGCCAAGGCGAGCGCGCTGAACAGTGACACGACAGGGAAAAGGCGTATGCCGATCGCCAGAAGCGCCCACTTGAGCGATTCCCAGACGCCCTTATGCTCCTCGATCAGCTCGGCGATCGTGCCCCAATGCGCAGCAAGCCTCCAGCCGAACCGGGCGATGGCATCGGTGATCCATACGAAAGCCGCAGACCAAGACTTGGCCCACCGGTCGAGCGTTCCATCAAGGTCCAACTGGTTCAGGAAGTTGATGGCGCGGCCGAGCTGCCCTTTGACGGCATCGAAGAACCCCGCCTCCCCGATCCGGCGCTGAAAATCCGTCCATGTGTCGGACAGGTTCGAGATCATCCCGTTCCAGGTCTTCGACTGGCGAACCATGGCGCCGGAGAAGCGCTGGCCGAAGCGCTCCTGAATGAACTTTGTGATCTCCTCGCCGGTCTTCTTTGTCGTCTTGGTGAGGGTCTTGCCGTTCTCGGTCCACGAGAACGTCACTTGGTCGCCCGCCTGGCTGGCGCGGATACCGAACTCCTTCAAGCGCTCGAACTCGCCGGTGGACGCATCCGCGATCATCTCGACGGCATCGATCAGGCGCTTGCCCATTGCCGATGAAGCGTTGCCAAGATCCTCCATGAGCCCGTTCGTCGGGTCCATGCCGTAGGCCCGGAGCTTGACGAAGGCGGAGGTCAGTTCCTCCACCTCATACGGCGTCTTTTTCGCGAAGTCGCTGATCCAGTCGAGCGATGCACGAGCCTTTTCGGCGCTACCTTCCACGGTTTCGAGCGTGGCCTGGAAGCTCTCGAACTTGGCCGTGGTGGAGATGACCGACTTGCCAAGCGCAGCCGCTGCCGCTGCAGCAACCGTTCCGGCCGCAACCGCGAAGGTGGCGAGCCGCCGGGCAGCATCATCGATCGACTGCGTAAACGAGCGCAGCTTGTCTTGCCCCTTGACCTCATAGCCAAGGATAGCGACCAGTTCGTCAACGATCATTGATTGCAGACCTCAGTAGCCATATTGATGGGCACAACCCATGGGAGGATTTCGATGAAGAGTTTCGGACTTGCTATCTTCGCGCTTCTGGTTGCGGCGGCTTCAGTCGCGGCGGATAACTGGCGGGAGAAGGCCATCGCACTGGTCCAGGAAGAGCCGAAGGTCATCGAGGCGATGTTCCCTCAGCCAATTTCGCTATGGGTCTCGGTGCGCGATGACGGCTCAAATCGAGACGGATATGCAGATTACGTATGCTTGCTTTTGAGCGAGGCCGGCATGCCCGAAGGGGAACACATAACGATCAGAATCCTGGATGCCGCAGCGCTATCAAACGACCAAATGACCGAACTTGGCAGGAGCCAATGCTCAAAGGGTTAGTCATCACTCTCGCCCTCGCCGGCCCCGCATTTGCAGCAGAAGACATAACCGGCCGCGCCTCTGTCATCGATGGTGACACGATCGATATCCAAGGCGTCCGCATCCGGTTCGACGGTATTGATGCGCCCGAGAGCAGGCAGAGATGCCTCAACAGCGCCGGAGAAGCCTACCGCTGCGGCAAGACCTCAGCCGAAGCGCTAGACGCGTTCCTCGCCCAATCTCGGCCGGTTTCCTGCAAGAGGACCGGGCGAGACCGCAACCGGATCGTGGCAATCTGCACCCGTGCAGACGGAACCGACGTGAACCGATGGCTGGTCCGCAACGGTCACGCCATCGACTGGCCGAAATACAGCAAGGGACGGTATGCCGCTGAGCAGCGTGAGGCAGAAGCAGCGAGGGCCGGGATATGGGCCGGGATCTTCGAGTGGCCTTGTGTCGTGCGCGGCGCGCGCTGCGACTAATCCTTGCTCTTTTCCTGCATCGCCCCCTTCAGATCGAGCGCTTCATGAGCGTCCATGACGTCTTGAAGCGTGACCCATTGCCTTAGATCGGCCTGAGTATAGATCGGCGGGTCTGCAAGGATCGGCCGCCACAGCCACATGTTGAGGTTCGGGGCTATGCGCCCGACCTCGGCATTGGTCAGGCCCTTCCCGCCACCCCGCGGCTGCCACTGCCCGGCGCGGCGGAGAAAAAATCCCCGAACACCTCTTTCAGAACGAAGGCCACGACCGGGATGATGGCGCCGAAGTCTTCGGACAGGTCCCCGTCGAGGTCCATTGTCTCGTAGTGCCCCGACGGACGCTTGAGCTTGGCAAGCCCGACTATATCGCCGACCAGATGAGCGAATTCGTGGGGCTCCAGCCCCTCGAAGACGCCGGTGAGCACCCCGATGAACTTGACGCCGACCGCCTGCTTGGCTTCCTCGCTCTGGGCCGACCGAATCGCGCCGATAAGGTCGGGCAGCTGGTCGGCCACGCCGCCGGCCGCACGCATCAGCCGGGCTTGCAGGCGCAGCGCCTCAGATGCAAGGGGCCGGTCAACCCGGATTTCCATGTTCCGGATCTTACGCTCAGCCATTCGGAATCTCCGCATTGAACTCGCCGGTCACGAGGACCCATTCGCGAACCGTGGCATTCGCGCCCTTCGTGTCAGTCGGCGCGGTCTGGATGAAACACTTGTCTGCCGTCCCGCCCTCGCCGCTCGACGTGTCGTAGGCGGTGACCGGGAATGCCGTTGCCGGCGAAGCAAGAGCCTGCTGGCGCTTGAGCTTCTGCTGGAGCAGCCGGTGCGTCGGGCTGGTGTGCTGCAGCCGGAGCGTGATCGTCGCGCCGCGGTTGGCTGAGACGGAGAACAGGGCCGAGCCGTCGGCGCCGATGAGCATGGTGCCCTTGTCGGCGATCGGCGCGATGCTGATTGCATCGTCACCGTCCCAGAGGCCCTGGATGATCTGGCCATCGACCGTGTTGGCGGTATTGATGAATCCATATGCGGAAGTAAGTGCCATGGGTCAGGCCTCCTTAGAATGCCATCTGGTAGCGGACGACGGCATAGTGGACCGCGCCGGCATAGCGGAAGCGGCATTCGATGTTCGGCGCGATACGGGCCTTGCGCTGGCTTTCCGGCACGTCGAAGACGCTCGGAACGGTGATCTGCACCGCGGCCTCGTAATCGCCCGTCTCCGGGTTGAGGTCGTTGGCGACGATGCCGGCGCGAATGGCTTGCTGCATGACCGTGCGGACCGCGCCGGCCAAGACCTGCATGCCGCTGTCGTCGAAGCGGACGCGCGGGTTATTGAGGAAGATGCCCAGCATCTCCTCCTCTGTCCGGGCAATAATCCAGTCCGTCGCGTGGATCTCGTCGAGGAAGACGTTTGCCGTGAGGGTCGAGCCTTCGACGACAAAGTTGCGGCTGCCGATGTCGATATAGGTGTTGGCCATATGGCCGGCGGCTTCCGACTGGCCGACGCCGGGCGTGAAGCCCGTAACGGCGGTGAGCGCAGCGGAGCCGATGTTCACGGCGGGGATGCCCGGCAGATACTTGAACTTGGCGGTGTAGGCCGTGTTCGCTTCATCGAAGCTGCGGGTCTGCATGTACGCAGCGAGCGAAGCAGCGGGATAAACGTCTGCCGTCGTGTGATAGAACACGCCGGCGCGATCAAAGTCACCCTTGTTCGCCGCAGCAATCGACGTGGTAGCAGCCGGGTTCTCGGTGTCGTCATCGTTGCTGTCGATGATCGCGAGCTTCGGCTTTGCCTGGATCCAGGTCAGGAGGGCCGAGAGGGCCGCCACGTCGCGCAGATTGGCCGCGATGGTGAGGAAATACCAGTCGCTGTCGTAGGCATAGAGGAGATCGAGCTGAGCGGTCAGTTCCGGGCCCGTCATCGTGCCATCGTCGGCGACATGGCCGATCTTGAGCAAGCGCGGGCGCGGGTTCTGCGAGAACGCCGAGAGCGCGGCCTTGTAGGCGCTGGTGGTCGGCGCCCAGTCGGTGGCGACCTCTTCCATCGAGCCGTAGGCCTTGGTGCGGGCCGTCGTGTCGACTTTTCCCGCCACCGTCTCGGTGGTGATGATGAGTTGCGTCCCGAAGCCACGGCGGCTGGGGAAAGCGTCATTGCGCGAGACAGAGACGTCCACCACGCGCGAATAAGGGATCACCGCCATGGCGATTTCCTTTCTGGTTGGGTTTTCAGGGGTTATTCAGCCCGAGCGATTTCGAAGCTGTGTTCGTCGATTACGTCGACCTCGCCGACGCTGTCACGGATGATGCCGCGAACGATGATGTCCATCTGAGCGCGGGGCTGCCATGCATTGTTGATCCAGTCCGGTACGTCCCGGATGGCTGAGACCTCATGAACGTGCAGGCTTGGCATAAGCGGCTCCATGGCCTGCGATACCTTCATGGCCGATACGATCGGCCGAAGCCGATCGGTCGGGCTGGGGCCGTAAGCATGGACGGAGAACCGCCATTCCATTTCGATGACAGGATACGCCGTGACGATCTTCTCGCCGGCCGAGTTCTCCGCATCGGTCTCGGTGTATTCCGTCTGCTGGTGCCAGCGCCGTACCTCTGCGGTGCCAGTGTCGTTGACCATCACATAAGGCAGAGCCGGCGTCGGGCCGGACTGATGGGCCTTGATCGTGGCCGCTCCCGTCTTGGATTTGACCCAGCGGACGACGGCGCTGTGGACCTGATCATTGGTCATGCCAGTTTCCCCAGCGCAGCGCGATAGAACGCCCCCTCATCCCTCGGCCACACGAACAGAACCCGGTAGCGCACGCCCTTGTGGGTGATCACGTCGTCGAGAACGATGTCCGAACGGCTCCAGCACATCCAGCCGGCCTCCGCGCGGATACCCTCCGGCATGTCCATGAGCTGATTGCCCTTCACGGGCTGAATGGCAGCGAGGATCGTGACGCTTGCAGCCGCACCCGGCACCCACTCCCCATCATCGTTGTAGGCACCACCGCTCCGACTCCGGATGACGTTGACGGCCTCCCCGTCGATGGCAATGGCAACGTCGATCATGATCCGTCCCACACCTTATAGGTCACCGCGCCGCGCATCTCGCCGGAATCGATCAACGGATTGCTTGAGCCTTTGAGTTCAATGGTCGTCGGACTGTTCGGCGGCGACTGGAGCGACGTGATGCTCTCTTGCACATCGCCCTGCGCCATGATCCCGAGCTTCGCCAGCACGACCGAGATCGACGTCTTGCCTGTGAGCAGCTTGGCCGCCGACGCTCGCATGCCGTTCCGATACTTGCCCTTGTTGTCCCGCATGGCATTGCGGAGGAATGGCCGCTCTGGTACCGGGCCGCCCCAGCCACCGCCGGAAGCCCCGCCGCGCGTGCCGAACTCGTTCCAGACGGCTTTCTGGATATTGTCGCTGTCGGCCTCACCGGAAGGGAAGCCGACCTTTACTTTCTTCGGGCCGCGCAAGCTGAGTTGGATCTTCGACAGATCGACACGCCGGCGGCGCACCACATCGACCGTGAAACTCACGCCTGGCTGGCCTCGGAAGGCTCGGAAGGCTCGGAGGGCGTTTCGGGGACCTTGCGCGTGCGGCCGTCGATCGACAGGTCCTGCGAGGCCCTGACCAGCTTCTCCCCGGCCTCGGTCAGTTCGACATCGCGGCTCTTACCGGGATGAATGAACACGACGCCGCTGGTGGTGTGGACGCCCTGGCGCTCTTTGCCCTTGTTCGTCACTTTCATGGCTGTCTCCTCAGACAACGGCCACGGCCGGGAAGTTCCGGCGCATGATGGCCAAGTATTCCTGCCCGTATGCCGTGAGCATGTAGCCGCTCGCGGCACTTCCGCCCGACGATCCGCCGGGAGTGGCGAACTCCGTCTCGACGTCGCCAACCTTGCGGCGCTTGACAAGGCCCGTCCCTGCCGATCCTTGGCCGGATGCGGTGCGGCCCGGCTCGCCTTCGATCGTCAGCCAATGAGCGACGAGAAGCATCTGAGCGCGGGCGCGGTCCTTCTCGACCCACGTCTCGCCCACCTCTGCCACTGCATCGTCGATCATCAACTGGATCAGGGTATCGCTCACCGGCGCGAATTCCGGATGGCGGGTCTTGAAGGTTGTTGGAGTCGGGGTGGTGTAGGCCATCTTCCATCCTCTGGAAGGAATACCCGGCGGAAAACCGCCGGGCTATTCGTTACTTCTTGGATGCCTCTACGTATGCGGCCTTGTCTTCATCGCTCATTGCGTTGAAAGCATCGGCATCCGCCTTGGAAAGGCCCGACAACAGCATGGTTTCACCCTGCGTGACGTTGAACTTGCCGCCGCCATGATGTTCAGCCTTGAGCGCTGCCGGTTGGCCTGAGGCCCCGCGATCAGCGATCAGCTTTTCCAGATCAGCGACCTTGGCCTTTTCTGCCTGAAGCTCAGACTGAAGAGCAGAGTAGCTTGCGTCGAAACGCTTGCGCATCTCCGCCATCTCTTCGGTATCGCCGTTCTCATCACGCTCGCCGAGCGCCGACTTCTTCTTGCCCTTGCCGTCGATGATGAGAGACCCATCCTTGACGAGCGCCGCAACGACGGGGTGCTCTTTCGAGGCATCCCAGATCTCGGGCTCCACCGCGATGGAGCCGTGGCCGGGGACAACCTCGCCCGTGGGGAGGCCGATGCCTCCCGCGAGGGCATTTTCAATAGTGACCTGTTTGGACATGGCGGCCTCCTCAGATGCCATCGAGGTAGCGCATCGCGCCCGGACGGCGCACTTCCACGCCACCGGTGCGGAAGATGCCCGGAACCTCGAACTTCAGGAGCCGCTGCTCTGCCTGAAGCCAGCGCAGCGGCATGGGGACGTGCATTTTCACAACATCGGGCGTGCGGCGGTAGGCGACCATGCGCTGGGTGCTGCCGGCACCGGCTGTCTCAAGACCGAACACGGCACGAATGGTCAGCGGCCGACCGGTACGGGCCGTGTAGACGTTGGCCCGCAGGATGTAATCCAGCAGGTTGGTCTCGGACGTCGGGTCGAGACGTTTGCCGATCAGATAGTTGTACCGATCCTGGCTGATCAAGATGGTATCTGCCGTCTCGATGCCGTTCGATTCCGTGAAGATAAGCCCGAGCACGCGGTTGAAGTCGGCGACCACTTCATCCGGGGTTTTGGTCGGCCAGGTTGCCGTACCGCCTGCGCCGTTCGCGGCGGTGAGAGCGGTGACGCTGGTCGTGTTGATCAGGCCGGACATGCCGAGCTTCGACCGGCCGATGAACGCGAGGTTGTCGATGAACTGCTCGTACTTGCGGCGGGCCGCATCAGCGCGCTCATCCGTCAGGCGGATGCCGTATGCCTGAGCATGGGCAAGCTCCTGAAGATTGTAACGGTAGCCAATGCCGACCATGAAGACGCGGCTCGAACCCTTGTCGAGCTTGAAGTCGACAAAGTTGATGTCGTCGCCATCGGGTGCGAATTCACGGGCTTCGCCAATGTCATCGCCCATCGAAAAGAAGTCGATGGCCGTCGTCCAGTCCGGTGCGGAATTGTCGACCGGGACAAGTTCCCGGTACTGAAAGTCCGGATACTGGCGGGCATAGATGCCGGGCTCGATATAGTTCTGCGCGGTGCGCAGGAAGTTCAGCGCCAGAGCGGGCGCATCAGTCGTGAACATGGTGATGTCCCCTTATTTGGTGACGCCGAGGCGAAGCTTGGCGATCTGGTTGGTGGTAGAGGTGACCGTCGCCCATTCCGCGTTCTCGATCAGCTGGTTGGCGCTGGAGTTCGAGACATTGGTGAAGGTGCCGGTCGGTGTCATGTAGACGGGATCGCCCTGCGCAACGGCGACGAGCGCCGTGACCCAGATCGAACCGTTTTTCATCACGCTGATCTGGTCGTAGGCCTTGAAGACCTCGCCCTGTTCAAACGGGATCGTGCGATCCGCCACGGCGATGCCAGCGAACTTGCCAATGGCCGCCGGAAGAGCGACCGTATCCTCGACCGTGCCGAAGAGAACGCCGCGCCCGAACGGGATATCGGCGGAAGCGGCGGCCACGATCATCGAAATGATGTGATGTGGCTCCGTCGTGGCGATCATGCCGGGATAACCCTTCGGCGTATCGCGAGAGTAAGAGACGGGAGGGATTGCCATTATGCGGTCTCCTTCTGGTTACCCTGCCAGGCGTTGCGATCACGCTGAAGCATGGCTTCGTAGGCCTTGTTGCTGTCGGTGAGATTGGCCGGCGCGCTGAGGCCATCGGCGACGACGCGGGCGAACGGATCGGGGTTCTTCTTGGCGTCTTCGGCCAGGATGTCGAAGCGCGCATCGATGTAGGCCTCGGGCTTGCCGGCGAGAGCCGCATCGCCGAGCTTGGCGACGACCACGGCCTTGCGGATATCGGCGTCGGTCAGACCTTCGGTCTTCACGTCCTTGGCGATGGACTTGGCAACGGAGATGAGGTCCGCGCGGGCCTGCACCTTGGCGTCGAGAGCCTTCTCGTCGAGAACATTGGCCTTGAGGGCGTCGATTTCGGCGTCCTTTTTGGCCAATTCGGCGTCCTTGGCGGCGATAGCCGTCTGGTGCGCCTTCTCGGCGTCGATGAACTTCGTGTTGGCATCGGCAAGTCGCGACTGCAGCGTGCCGATCACCGTGGCTCCCTGGTCGGTTACTTCGACCGGGATGCCATCGACGGTAACCGTCTTCAGGGTCATGATCTTTTCCTTTTCGGGTTGCTGATCATTGGTCACAGGGGCGGCGCCCCACGAAATCGCACCGTCACCGATGCGAGCTTGAGAACCAGCCCGCGCCCGATCGACGATCGCGAGATGGTTGATCTTGATGTTCGATTGCTGGGCGTCGAAGGCCGAGCCATCCGGAGCCACCCCGTCACCCCAGACGAGTTCACAGGTGTAACCGGCCGAAAGCTCGCGCTTGCCGGTCTCGACGGCCTCGATCGCTGCGGCGTCCTTCAGGATCAGCGGCAGGTGGACCCACTCGCCATCCTTTTTGGCTGCCGTGCTGACCTCGCCGACGGCGAGCTTCTTCCAGTTGTCGGCGGTCACAGCCTCCGCCGGGTGATCCATGGTGACCGGGGCGTGCGTGAAGCTCTGGAGGCTGGCATCGGCAAAGACCTGATCAGCGGGGCGGTAGACGCGCACCACGGGCAGTTCCGGCTTGCCGACCTCGGCCCCCGCATAAAGCTGGATGCCCGTGCGGACCGAGCGCGCCTCGGCGACAAGATATCCATCGGCCGTCCGACGCGTGCCGGACACCGCTACAGCGTCGGTGAATTGCATGGACATTGATCCTTTGATGCGATTACATCGCCGGCATGACCGACGAACAGTTCCGAGCCCTGCGCACGTTAATCCTTGACCAGAACGTCAAGATCGAAGCGCTGGCGCTCGAAATTCGGAAGCTCAAGCGGTCGATCGAGACGACGGAAGTCATCCAGATCGGCCCCGATGACATCGGCGATCGAGTTGACATGCCCGATGACGTCAAGAGGCTGCTGGGCCTCTAGAACTCGACGATACCCCGCGCGATGCATCGGCAGTTTATGGGCTGGCCTGGCGGAAGCCCCTGCTCCGCGCCGGTGGCCTCGCCCCATTTGTAGACCTTGCCGTCCATCCTGCGATGACGCTCGCGAACCCGCTCGTCCCGGCTGGTCATCCACGAGTAGGACGTCACGCCTGCCTGCTCCTGCCGGATGCGGTTCATATCGCTGTTCAGCTTGGCCGTCTGGTCCCGGGCGATGAGCTTCGCCCGCCGATCGGAGATGCCGAAGCCCTCGGCCAGCGCCTTCCGCAGCGTGGTCACCGAGTTCCCGGCGATACTGTTGTCATAGACCGCCTGCTGGATCCGCTTGATTGTGTCGTCGGCCAGGCCGGTGATGAGCGCCGTGTTGCGACCGGCGGCGGCTTCCAGATACGCGGCGAGGTCTTCCATCTGCACCACAGACCGAAGATCGATGCCCAGCGTTCTCTTGGCGGTGGCCATGAACGCTTCCGTGTGCCGGACCGCCTCCAGACGCATGACCCGGTTCACCGTGTCCGATGCGATCCTCTGTAAGGCGGCGGTGAGTGCAGCCAGACGATTGAACCACGACGGGTCCGCATCCCTCGTCATCGCCAGGCGCTTTTGCGCAAGTTCCGACTGATAGAGCGGAATGACGCTTTCCCGCGTCTCCCGCGCCATCTCGGTCAGCATGGAGCGTAGGGCGGCGTAATACTCACGTTCGGTTGACAGCCTTGGCTCTATAGCAGGCAGCTCAGCCTTGGTGCCCTTTGCTCGGCCGGCAGACCGGCCAAGCTTGGCGAGTGAATAGCGGAGCATCATTCCTCGCGAATGCCGGCTTGCCAGTCTTCCTTGACCTCCTGGAAGATTTCCGGCCCCAGCTCGATCTTGCCGCGGAACGGCTCGATGCTGTCGATGTCCGGCGCATCCGGGTCATAGCTGATGGTGATGTGCGGCTGGTACTCTTCGTGATCCCACGACGCACCGTTCCGCTTCATATCCTCATGGCGCCACGACAGCGCGCTTGAGGCGAACGCCAGCACCTTCGCCTCGCCGTTCTGGCCGAACGCTTCCATGAGGCGCGGTCCGCCGGCGGGGATGGTCAAGCCGCCCTTGCCGTTGTCCGACCAGTTGTCGCCCATCTTCATCCAGTCGACCGGAGTGCGGCTGAACGTGATGGTGACGTGCAGGTCATCCGCCGGGAGCGTGGTCTTGAAACCCTGCCCCTTCGCCCATGCAATGAGTTCGTCGGCGTTCAGGACGTCACGACGGACATAGAGCGTGCGCGGTGCGGCATCGCCCATCTGCTGGCGCGCTGCCTCGGCTTCGGCCTTCGCTTGGGCCTCTGCTTCCTTGTTCGCCTCGAATTCCTTCTCCCAATCCGTGCCGGTCTCTTCCATGGCCTGGTCAAGGCCGGGATAGAAAGAGCTTTCGACGAGCTGGTTGGCCACGACTGTTCGCAGCTCTTCCGAGGTGAACAGGCCGGTGCGGCCGAAGATTTCGGAGGTCTCGGCATACAGCTTGCCGATCTCTGCCTGCTCCTTCTCCGTCATCTGCTTGAGCGGGGACCACTCGTAGAAGATTTCCGCCGGGCGGCTACCGAGTGCAGAGCGGATCAGGCATTCATCGAGCCGATACAGCGCGGGCGTCATCTCCAGCGACTGGATGGACGACACCCGGTCGTAATAGTTGTTCATGTCCGATTCGCCGGTGGCGCTCATGCCTGCTGGCGATTGGCCAAGAAGGCGGGTCACCGGGATATCGGCTGCGCCGGCTGCCATCTGCAAGAACGTCTGCATGATTTCCGGCAGCTGGGCGAAGGTCACCTGTTTCCGCTCGTATTCCTCCTCTTTGTCGAGGATCAGGGCACGGTTGACGCCCTTGGCGGTTGCGGCAAGGGCGAAACGTTCCAGCAGACGGCTGCTGTATGCCGGATCGGAAAGGCTCGTCATGAAATCCGGTATCCGGAACACGTCAACGTTCGCCTCGAACACGAGGGACGCAATGTTGGCCGCCGTGGCGTCGGCATTCTTCATCGCCGTGTAGACGGCTTCCAGGATGCTGTCGCCCCAGCCTTGGTTCGGCCCCTGCGACAAGAGATTGTCAGCATGGGGTGCGCCTACGAACACAGCAAGGCGCGACGGATGGATACGGACCATCGAAGCTGTCGACGAGCCCGTGACCTCGTAGTAAGCGGGGCGGCCATAGAACTCCGAAAGAACGTCCTGGCTGATCTCACCAGCGGAGACATCGCGGCGGCCCAACACCGTGAGGTACTTGACCCCGCCCTTGCTGATGCGCTCCGGTTCGAGCGGCTGCATCAGGTCCGTGTCGCCAGTGCCGATGTACAGCGCAGCCCCGCCCCACAGGCGGGCCTTGACCTTCACCTCAAGCAGTTTGTGCCAGAACCCGAGACGCTTTTCCTCAGCCTCGATAAGCTCAATCTGATCCTGTTCCGCTTGCCAGTCGCGGCCCTTGCGGACGGCGTCCATGGCCGGGATGTCCACGATCTTCCGGCCAAGCCAGTTGCTCTTGTAGATCGCGGCCAGCTGGTAGTCGTCGAGGTACTGCAGGACATATGCGGCGCTCGCGATCTTGTCGCGCATCGGATCGCCAAGGCCGGCGACGACAGACCGAAGGCTGTCATTCGTCCGAAGCTGTACGACATTACCCATTGCGCTTGTCCCTGAGTTTCGGCGGGTTTTTCACCACGTCCCGAGCAATCCGCGGCAGAGCTTTAACCACACCCTTCACGCCGCCCTGCTTGCGGGCCTCGGCAATCATCTGCCGGCGCTTTTCACAGGAGCCACAGGCCATCGGCGTCATCCAACGTTTGAGAGGGTATAGTTCGAGCCGGTCAGCATGAGTTCTGTCAGCGCCCAGACAAGAGCGTCGGCACGGTCAGGTGATCCATCGCCGAGGTATCCCGACGGTGTGAAGTTGCACATCTGGTCTTCGAGGTCTGGGAAGTCACCGACATGATGAACCTTCCCCTGCTCGTAGAGAGCGCTGATCGGCTCTGCGCGTACCGCCTTGCCACGGCTGGCGACGACTTCCTTGAAGGCAGCCCTCTTATCGGCTGTCGCAACGGTGAAGCGCACCATGTCGCCACCGAAGTTGCGCTCACCGATGATCCGGTGGGCCCCGTGCCGATGATAGAGGTCTACCGCCCGCCTACCCCATCCTTCAGGGGACATCTGGCAGGTGCCATCCTCAATGATATAGCCGTGACCATCGACACCGAGACCCGCAACGATGATGCCGATATCGTCGCCACCATCATCCCCTCGCGTGCCGGAAGGGTCGATCGATACAACGATGCGGCGCATTTCAGGCAATGTCGCCACGCGGAGACTATCAATCCCCGGCATGGTCTTGCCGTCCGGTGCCTTGCGGTCCTCAAGCGCCCACAGCGCACCGCTGACTTCGCTGGCCCACTCACCTGCCTCAAACCGCAGTCGCTTGGCCGCCGACATCGACGCGAGGACATCGAAGTATTCTGCCGGCAGATTGTCCACGTTGTCCGCAGGATTTACCTGCATCTCAACGTAGTCTTCCGGCTTCGCCAGCGTCTCTTTCGTTCCCGGCTTCATCTTGGCCCGGAACATCTGATAGCTCCAATGGAGCTTAGATGGCGGGTTGCAGTCGAAGTAGGCCTTCAGCGCCAGGAATGTGCGGCCGGTGGCCAGCGCGATTGCCGGTGCCAGTTTGCATTTTTGGGCCAGGCGCGACATCGCCGTCTCGACCGACGCCCATGGTATCTGGCTGCTCTCGTTGAAGTAGAGCGTGGCGTATTCCTGACCGAGGATCTTTTCGACCCGCTCCTTGTCATCGAGGCCCGCAATCCAGATCTGTGATCCGTTCGGCAGTTCGATGTAGAAGTCCGTCTTATCGAACCGGACGCGAAGGGACGGGAAACACAGCGACAGCACCTTCGGCAAGGTGTCCGACCAAACCGATGTCTTGGCGTGGTTGAACCGGAAACGGAAGATGACGTGCCGAGATCCCGGCGCGTTGATAGCTCGCTGGATCAGCGCGCGCACCAGAACGAAGGTCTTTCCCGATCGAGACCCGCCGCGAAGCATAATATTGCGGGCGGGGCTGGCCAGGAGGCGGTTAGCCTCGCGCTGCTTCTCCGTTAATTTTACTGGTTCCATGCATCACAGATTGGCATCCTCTGCGGATACGGTCAGGTTCATCTCTCCGGAATGCTCGTGCTTCTCAACGATGAAGCCCATCAGCTTGGCCAGATCCATCAGCGCCGCCCGCTTGTCATGCATCTTGATCTTCACACCGGTCTGGGTCAGCGACACTTCCGACACGGCGGCGGCAGCCTCATCGCTGATCATGTCGCTCGGGACCAGTTCGACAGGGTAGATGCCTAGGCCGTTCGGGCTGGCGTTCTCAGATTCAGTATCGACCGGGCTTCGGCCCCAACGGACAGCCTCACGGATGTCGAGGAAGGCGATCTTCGCCAGCTCGGCGGCAACACGTTCCTTCGTGATGGCAAGCTTGTCGATGACGCGCTCATTGACCTTTCCTGTGATCTCATCGACCCGTGCTGAAATCCTCTCATTTCCTCTCAATCGAGCTGCATTCCCATCATGCGGCTTGAACCCAGCTTCTGCATACGCTTCGGTTGCCGTCTTGCCTTTGGCGAGCGCCTGGGCGAACTTCTCATGCCGGGCATTTTTCAGGACTGGCATGGGCTAACCTTGAATTATCGTACATATTAAATAGTTTCCGTGTACGAATATTGTTGCACCTTAACGATTTTCCGTGTACGAATAATCCCATGAAGATCGTATGGGACGAACCGAAGCGCGAAAAGAACATTGCCAAGCACGGCTTGGACTTCGCTGACCTGTCTTTCGAGTTCTTCCTGTCTTCGAAGATCGTTCCGTCGAAGGACCGTCGCCACGTCGCCATCGGCGAATTCAACGGCATGATTATCATCGCCGTCGTCTTCAAGCCGCTCGGCTCGGAAGCGTTGTCCGTTATCTCGATGCGACCGGCCAGCACCAAGGAAAGGAAGCTGTGATGACCAGCAAATTCTCCTCAAAGCGCCCCCTCACCCAAGAGGAAGAGGCCGAAGTTCAGAAGATGATTTCCGCCGACCCGGATAACCCGGAATTGACCGACGATCAGATCGCCAACGCCAAGCCATTTGCCGAGGCTTTCCCCGGCATGGCGAGGGCCATGGAGCGGGAAATCGCAAAGCGGGGCCGACCCCGTGTCGAGAGCCCGAAGGAGGCCGTTACCATACGGCTCGACCCTGATGTGGTTGCCGCCTACCGAGAACGCGGGCCGGAGTGGCGCGCCCGTATGGCCGATGTAGTCGCCCAAGCACTGGACGGCGGCGAGATAATCGTCAACGCGAAGATGGAGCCCAAGGAGCATCCTAGACGCCGCAAGGCACGAGCTTAGGTCATGAGAAGGCTGCGCTGAGAAGCCGGACCTAAGCCCGGCTCTCGTTTCGGGTATGCGGGGGTTAGATGCCCGCTCGGGCGCCGATGTCAGGGTCGATATGGCGGTAGGCTTCGACGGCGACGGGCGTGCTGGCAACGTTCAGGCTGGAGAGGTCGACCGAACTTCGGGTGGCCGCGCTGTGGGGCTCGGCCGACGGGGCGATGACGCTGAGGCAGACGACGTCGGCATAGACCTGATGGATCATCAGCTTCTCGATCGAGGCCTTGACGGATTCGTAGACACCGGGATCGGTCGGCGTGGCCGCGACGGCCGGCGCTGCGATGGTGAAAGCCATGGCCGCAAGGGCGAGGCCGGCACAGATCAGACTTCGGATGCTGTTCATGCTCTTTCCTTTCTGCTGGGGTGGAGGGGTTAGGCGGCGAGCATTAACGCTGAGGCAAGACGGTACTTGCTCGCCAAAAAGATTCAGGGTTGAATGCGGACAGGGGACGCAATCTGGGGGAATGTATGCGTATTTTTGCGAGTTGGTCGGGCGAGGAAAGCAAGCAGATCGCAGAACTGCTGAAATCTTGGATACCGTGCGTCATACAAGACGCCGAGGTGTACGTTTCCTCTCAAGACATAGGCAAAGGTGAGCGTTGGTTGGCGTCAGTCTCCAACAACCTCGCCGAGATTGACTTCGGAATTATCGTCGTCACTAAGACAAACGTCGCGGCGCCATGGATCTTATTTGAGGCTGGAGCTTTATCGAAAAGCGTCAAAGGCATTGTCGCCCCGCTTTTATGTGGTGTCGAAAATTTTGAGGCAGCAAAATCGCCACTAACTCAGTTTCAATATGCTCGACCAGTTGCGGAGGAGATGAAAGATTTGATGCTGCAGATCAATACATTCTGCGCAAAACCACTTGATCAGACGAGAGTTGAAGCATCGTTCAATAAATGGTGGCCAGACTTTGAAGCCTCTTATTCGACGATCGAGCTACCTGACGCCAAAGCCCCAAAAAGGGAAACCGACAACGCTCGCCTACAGAACATTGAGGAAGGACTAAGCGAAGTGATGTTTGAGCTGAGGAGGATGCGCCAAGTTGGGTTTGGCCATCCCGCGCCCCCAATGGTGCCTCCCTCGATTGAGCTGGCGCAAGAACTGAACAGCCTTAGTGTGATGGAAGCAAAAGCCCTGTCTAAGGGCGACCTTGCGAAAGCTACCTCTCTAAGGGCGCGGCGGGAATATCTCAACGCACGAAAGAAAGGATACGAACTAGGTAACAAGAATGAGTGACCTAGGCTAAGCACAAATCACCACTATAGATTTCCTATACCTCATTCGGGTTGCGAGCGGAATCCCTGTTCAAGCACTTTTTCGCCGTTTCCCGCGATTTTCATAGCCAAAATGAACGGCAAGCGCGGTAAGCCCCTGCTTCAGCATTTCTACATAGGCACGCTGGAGGTTCTTGCTCTGCGCGAGATCAGCGACCGCCCGCCCCTCGCCGGCCACCTTCACCATGACGTCATAGCCGATGCCAAGGACGCGGCGGCAGTCGGCGAGGTCAATCCCGGCCTGTATCTGCCGATCGGAAAGCGCCGAGCGTGGGCCGCCGCCATCGACCGGTTCGCGACTGTAGTCGAATGATCCAGCGCCAGCGCCGCCCAGCGCCTCCCATATGCGGCGGAACCGCTCGCCTGCCTTGGCCTGGGCCTCATCGATGAGCTTCCGTTGCTCCAGTACGACGAGCGCGCTTTCCTTCATGTTCTTCACCGCCATGGTCTTCTTCGGGTTCCATGTCTCACCGTCGTGCGCCCCGTTGTAGAGCGGGTTGTCGATCTCGCTCATTTCCGGCTTGGCCTGGCTGTGTCCGACCGAAGCCAGATTGATCGTGCCGAGCTTTGCCTTCCTGCCCCGTCTTGCCATACTCATACCTCCTCGCTGTCGACGCGCGCCTGGTGCGCCCGGACGCCATGAAGCGCTGTCGTGTGATCCCGCCCACCGAACAGCCGGCCGATCTCATGCCATGAGGCAGACGGCTTCACGCTCATCTTGATCTCCCACATGAGCTTTTGGCGGAAATGGGCGATCTTCCGCTTCCGGCATGGCCCGACGACCAGTTCGAACGACATGCGCTCTTCCTGGCAGCGCTTGAGGATATGCTCGGTGCAAGGACCGCTTGCCGCAATCATCTGCCACCTGCGGAACGCCTTCACATGGGCGTCGTGGAAGTGGAGCTTCACGGGTGGGAGCCGCCGGCGCACCGTCACCATCGGGTCAGATTCGACAGGGGCCGGGACCGGTGAGGCGATCTTGCGAGGTGGTCGGCCAAGCAGCCGGCGGCGCACGGCGGCATGATCCGCAATCATCGCGGCGGCGCTGGTGAACGTCTTCGCTGTGAACTGGATGTTCATGAGCGTTTCCCCTTCACAAGTCGAGTTTCGGGAAGCTTCGAGACATGCGGCCGGCGAATGCGGAGCTTGTCCATCTCCGCCTTGTCCTCCGGCGTCATTCCGGAATGGGTATGCCCGATCACTGGCAGCGGTGCGCCAGCGTTCGCCGAAGCGATGAGTGCTCGCACCCTCTGCCTGACAGCCGGGTCGGCCCGCTCTATCGCGATTGCCGCGCGCCTTGCCTCGTCCTCTGCCCGCTCGAACAAGCGTTCGGCCTCATTGCGAAGCCCATTCTTCTCGCCGATAAATGGCGCGATGATCGACCTGGCGTGACGCGCGAACTCGGCGCAAGTCGGCATGAACTGGCCGGTATGGTTCTCGACCCGGCCGGCGAGGAAGTCGTTCGTGGCTTCCGAGACGGCCCACTCCGGCAGATCGGCGCAGGCGGTCCGGAACTCCTTGGCGAAGTCGGCCATCTCCACGTCCGGCTGGGGGCGTAGCTGGCCGCGAAGTCGGACCGCAGCGTCTCGCAGCGCGCCGGTATCGCAGCGGCGCAGCAAGGCATCGATCTCGGAAACCCGGATGCTGATTTCCCTCGCCCGGCGGCGGTAGCGCTCAGGAAGGCGTTCGAAGATATCGGCAGGGACTAGATCACCCATCGGCAAAAGCCTCCTTCAACTCGCAGATGTCAGATTTTTTTTGCGCGCCTGCGCGCTTAGAAAAACCGTTAGGTTTTGTATTGGTGGTTATGGATGGATAGCATTGCTCAAGCATCTCCTGAGCATCACCCTTTTTCGTTTTATTCCAGCGGGTTGCGGCGGCATCGCTCGCTTTCTGCTTTCTATCGACAGCCAATCGACGTTCTTTCTTGAGACGCTTCTGCACCCACATTTTGCTGCGGCCATCGAGGTGCCAGAACGTCATGATCCTTGGCTTCATCTTCGCCCAACGTGCCGGCGCAACCTTCGCGAGGCCTGAAAGCGTCTGATCATCGTCCGGCAGGGAGTTCGACGGCGCTTCCCAGGCGGCCATGAGCAACAGGAGGTACGCACCGTGCTCCTCCGTCGAGAGATGGCGGGTGTCCCGGTGATAGTCCTCGACCCACAAGGGCATGTATGGGAGACGGCGCTTGCTCATCGGCCGTACTCGTCTCGGAAGCCGCAGATGGTGAAGACCATCTTCCGCACGCCGTTCGTCCACAGCGGGCTTTCGAATATCTCTCCCCCTGTCGCGCGAAGAAGGCGGAGGTGGTTCTTGCGGAAAAGCGACACGTCGCGAAGCGTGTCCGCGGCGGCATCGTGGAACTCCGCCCCGTCGCACTCGACGGCGAAGCGCAGACCGTTCCGCAGATGCACCATGAAATCGACCCGGTACCGGCCGATATCGACCTGCGGGACAATGATGATGGGCGAGGACAACGGCCACTCTTCCGGCAGAGCCGTCATCGCCCGTGCGAAGAGCGGCGCTTCGGAACGTATCGGCGCATAGTTTCTGCCAAGCATGTGCAGGAGTGCCACCTGCTCGATCGGGCTTTCGAGGAGATCCAGCACGTCGGCGAAGTCCGATCGCGCCGCTTCGGCTTGATCATCATCCAGTTCGATCAGTTCGTTCGTCCTGGCAATCTCGGCGCGCCAGTGGACATCGCCCTGCTTCCAGTCCTGTTTCGGCAGGAGCCCTTGGCCGATGATTTCGGATTCGCGATGGGCGTACTTCATTTGACCACCTCGACCTCTATGCCGAAGCACGCCTTCATGAGCTTGGCCTTGAGACGAAAAGCAGGCGTGGCCGGCGCGCCTTTCACATCGACGACACGCCGACGGCAGACGGTGCGGTCGAAGAACACGAAATCGGCAACGTAAAAGGCGACGTGGACCCCGTTCGGTGCTAGGTCGTACCCGCGCTGAAGTTCGATATCCGTCACCTCGCCAGCACGCTCACGAACCTTCAGGTCGGCGTAGAAGCGAGCCTCGGCTTTTGAATCGAACAGGATGCCGTCGAGCAACGTCTTCTCAGCGCCGTACTTGCTGCGCTTCGGCTTCGATGACAGGAGGGCTTGGCCCTGCTCTCTGGTGAGGTGGAGCGTCATGCGGCCACCTCGCGGTAAGCCGCATAGTCTTCGGGGCGCTCAAGCTTCTTCCGGCATGGCGGGATCCAAACCAGCTTTGTTCCCGCCACACCTTTCTGCCAGACCAGCCAGCAATACGACGTGGCGGTCGATCCGGTCGCAGTCAGGCGTCCCTTCACCATCGGCACGCGCTCGGAGAACTGGGCAACGATTGACGGAGGGTTTTTGCTGAACAGTTTTTCGTAGCGGCCCACACCCTCAAGGAAAGAGGTGCGAACGATCATCGCCACACCTTCACCAGCCATGCCACGGCCCTGCGCGATGAACTGTTCAGCGAGGCGGAAGGGAGGATTACTGATAATCCAATCAACTCCCCAGCCCGGAATGTTTAGCATTCGCGGCGTGTAAGGCATAAGGAAGTCGTGCCGGAACGCGCCGTCCAGCCCATAATCATGAACATCAGATGCCCACACAGCCGAGAAGTATTCCCCAAGCGGATCGGACATGTGGCCGCGATTGCAGGCAGGCTCCCAAACGGTCTTGCCGGTTAGATTACAGCCGGTCAGCACGTGCTCGCAGAGCGCCCGCGTAGCCCATGGCTGCGTCGGGAAATCGTCGAGGCTATCGTGTGGCTCACTGCGCTGCTGCATAACGGCGGATGATGTGTTCTGGCTCATGCGCTCGCCCTCAGCTTCTCAAGCGCTGAAAGCTCTACCTTGAGGCGCTCCAGCGTGCGCGACTTCACCTTGATGCGCTTGAGCTTCACGCCGTTGTCGGCGCGCTGCATCGAGTTCTTGAGCCGGAATATCTCCTGTTCCAGCTCGGCTATCTCTTCCTTGAGGAGGGTGATGTCGTTCATGCCGCCCTCCCATAAGCAACGGCTAGCGCGCGTTCGGTCCGGAGGATCGCACGGCCTATGGCTTCGGGGATTTGCGGGACGACGGCATCGCCGAACGCTTCGACAATGAGGCTTGCTGCAGAAGTCCCTTTTGGACCGCCGACTGCAATGCGCGTGCCAGCCACCCAGGCGGAAAGCCCATCATCCAGTTGTAGGTGAGCGGCAAGGTCATCGAGGGACCAGTCAGTCCGCCATTCTGCAACGCGGCCGCAATCTGCCGTGCGTACTGCCATTTGTCGGATGCTCGGTCCCGCATCGCCCCGTCCAGCACAGCGTCCATCGTCGGCGATTTCCGCTTGTCGTACGCCGGCGACCATGCATCCATCCGCTTGTCGCGCTTGGTCGGGGTCGGCAAGGTTTCCTGCGCCGCCAAATACGTGTTCAGGTTCGTCCCGTTCGGGCGATCCCGGTAGTCCGGGCCATGTGTCGCGTCGCTCTTCCGGGGCGTAGGGAGCATCGCGGTCACATTCGTCGCAAGACCAAGGCCAGCGGATACCGTGCTCGCAGACGTGGCCAGGGCCGATCTTTGCTGCGCTTCCCACGCGTCCCGTGCCTTCGGGGGCATGATCTCCCGCATGCTTATGCCGCGCCGGCCATCCGCGTCGTATCGTGGACCACCCTTCATGTCCCGCTTCAGAGGTGTCGGTAACCTGAGCGAGGTCGCATCCGATAAGCCAGCTTCGGGGCCGCTCGTGGTTGGCGCCGATGTCTCCAGCACGTACCACGAACGTCCAGCAGGTGTAGCCGAGTTCCTCCAGCGCAGCGAGGACGGCGTCAGCGCCCCGAGTTCGGAGATTAGAGCTGTTCTCAAGAGCGAACCAACGAGGACGGCACTCTCCGATGATGCGGATGGCTTCGAAATAGAGGCCGCTGCGCGCGCCTTCGACCCCTTTTCCTTTGGTGTTGGCTGAACTGATGTCTTGGCATGGGGGGCTTCCGACGACGACTGACGGAAGTCGTCCGAAATCTCGGAGAATTCGATCTGCCGTGAGGGTGCAAACATCGTCATAGATCCTGACGCCTGGGTTGTTCTGCGAGTAGATCTCCCGGCGCCATTCGACGAACTCACAGGCGGCCATGGTCTTGAAGCCAGCGCGATGCATCCCGAGCGACCAACCGCCAGCGGCGGCGCTGAACAAGTCGAGCACTTCGATCTGGTGTGGCTGCATCACTCGCCCTCCTCGATCTCGTCCTTAAGCTCCGGCGCCAGCCAGAATGCGAGCTGCTTGGATGAGCGCATGAGCGAGCGTGCGAGGGCTACCCGCTTGCATTGCCACCAGGAGCGCAGTGGCGTTTTCGATTTCGCGTTCGAGTTCGCGTGCTTCTTCCCGTCCATAGTGGACTCCCGTCTTCGTCTCGATTGCGTGAAGTTCGTCGGCGCTGATGGAGACGCGAGGATCCGCGTACCAAACGTCTTTCGTTCGGGAGACCGACCAGCCGAGTTTGCGGGCGGCTGCGGTAATCCGCGCCTTCACGCTCCCGTGCGAGGGAGGCGCGATCCGATGCCTCAAGGCCTTCTGGCAGAATTCAACTGTCGACATTTTCGGACTAATCCTATCGATTTTCGGCATTTCGCGATTTCTCCTGTGTCAATTTCGTCTTGCTACAGAGCGAAGGGAGACACAGTGAAACGACCTTCAAATTCCAGTGGAGACGAAGCGAGCCGCTTCCCGCATGCGGCGGGTGAGTTACCCGCTTCGTCTCTCAGGTCCGCCGCTGGCGAGACCGTTGTTCAGTTCCCCAGCCCCGCCGCAAAATCAGCTGGGGCCAGAGAGGGCGCCGGGGTTTCCCCGGCTTCGGCGTCCTCGTTCGTTTCCTTGGGAAGCGCCGTGCACGCAGTCGTTCTGCGGCTCAAAGGCGATTTCCCGAGGATAAGGGTGATGGCCGGCGCGCCCTGGGAGGAGGAGCAAGCGCGCCGGCCTCTCAATCAGCCGCCGGAGGGGGACGAGCCGCGCTGATTGAAATGGATCTGGTCGCCTTCGGTGGCTCCGGAGAACTCTCCGCGTCCGTCGTCTCGGTCGGCCAAGGCGTATGCGACCGCCGTCGCGCCGCAGAGGATCGTGAAGCCGATGATGCCGTAGATGAGCCAGCTCATGCGTCCACCTCGACGAGCTTCCCGGTCTTGTTCAGAAGGTTGCGGAGGATGGACATGCCAAGGTCAGTGCCGCGCTCGACGGCAGGCCGGAAGCGCCACGCCGAAAAGCCTGGCTCGAACTTGAAGCCGTGCGCAGTGACAAAGTGGGAGTTATCCAACTCCGCAAGCAGAAGACATACTTCGCCGGAAATCGCCGTGGTCCTGATGTCGCGGACGGCGTAGACGCAGCCCCTTACCGGATACTTGGCGCCTAGACTGATTGCGCGTGCTCGCGGCACGATGCCATCCCCGACACGAGGGGTATCGTCGACGAGAACGACCTTCTGCCCAACACGGAAATTGCATGTCATGCTGCCTTCCTCCTCGGACGGGATTGATGGGAACGGGAACTGGAGCGCTCGACTTCGAGCATCACGGCCCGGTCGATCTCGCGCGGGCGAACATCGAGGCCCAGGCGCATGTCTGTCAGCGCTACCTCGGCTCGGCTTTCGAGAGTGTCGTGGTGGTCTTCAATGCGAGAGACGATGTTCATGCCATCTCCTCGCTTTTCTGCATCGCCCGACGGCAGGACCAGCAATGATCACGTGTGCCGCTGGCGCAATTCTCCGGGTGTTGGCAGTTGGGACGGAAGGAAACCTTCGGCTTGGCGGGGAGAGCGGCATTGGCGGCGCCCTCCCCTGTGTTCGAGGTTTGGGTTTCATCACCCGCGCCGGGAGCGCTGCTCGTTACTACAATGGCTCCTCCTTCTCCGGGTTGATCGGACTGGCGGTCGGACGACGGCGGTTCAACGCCAGCGGCGTTCGCAAGTCGGGCGCTACTACCCTTCACTTCAGCGATTGCGCCGTCGTCCGATTGGGAATTGGTGTTGGTGGCACGCTCCGATTTGGCGCTTATGAGACCCGACGTCGTCGCGTCGGGCCGGCCTGGATGGCTGGAACCACCCATTTTTACGCCGCCGGCATCTGTGCTTGGTATGCTCGGTTCGCCACCGGAAACCGCCGGATGTGCGGGCCGGGTAATCTCTTCCGCCGTTACCGGCGCTGTTCTGATGTCTTCGTGCTTGGTGAGGATGGAAAGGCCAGCGTCGGAGCGGCGAGCGGCCGAATAGCTGTTGCCCTCACGTGCACGTGCGCGTGTGAGGAGCGAGACATAGTCGTCGACGCGCTCGCCCTTTTCCTCGCGCTTCTCCTTCGCCTTCTCGTCAAGGCGCATCTCGCCAATCGCGCCCTTGAGCGCGGCGACTTCGGCGGAGACGTGCTTGCCGTCCCAGCCAAGGCCGCGCAACTCTTCGCGCAGATCAGCGTAGATCTGTTTCAGGTCATCTGCCGCCTGCTGGCGCATGTCCTCGGCCTCATTGATGAGGCGGGCAACGCGAGCGGCCATATCGTCGGGGATGGTGTGAGGCTCACCGATCATGCCGCGGCTCCCGAGGCGGCGACTAGACCGGCCAGATCGGGTCGAAGCTCATGAGGCGGGATGCCTGTGGCCTCAGAAACAGCTTGAAGGTTCTCAGCAGGAATGCGCCGTTTTCCAGTCTCATATCGAGACCATTGCACGCCACTAACGCCGACGAGTTCGCCGGCCTCTTCGATGCTGAGTTTGCGCGCCTTGCGCCATGTCCTGATCTTTTCCATGAACGGAAATTACCATATTGGCAATTTCAGTCAACGAGGAAAATTACCATATTGGCTATTCATGCCGAATATGCCGGGAAGTAGGTTTCCGGTATGGTAAAAACGCGCGCCACCGACAAGCAGCCCGACGGGGTCTTCATCATCGAGCGGATGGAGACGGAGGGGCTTAATAATAAATTGATCGCGGAAAAGATGGATACGAGTGACGTTAACGTCTCTCGCCTCCTCACGGGCAAGCGCGGCTTGGATTTAGGGTGGCTACAGGCGTTCGCGGCTGCGCTTAACGTCCACGTATCAGAGTTATTCCTTCATCCCCAACGCGACATGGGTCGGAAGGCCAGCGACGAGGAAATTTTGGCGCTTCTTCGCCGCGTCCCCGGCCTTGACGACCGAGGCGTGGAGCTCGCGTTCACGGTAATCTCAAATCATCTGTCGGTCAGTCGGTCGCCCAAACCATCATCATCTTCCGTTGATGATCAATCCGGTACTCCCAGTCCCCGCCGTGGATCCTCTTCATCTCAGTAGCTATTCGAGCAGCTGATCGCTCTATCACGACAGAGGGTTCAAAAGCCGGCCCCTCTGCCATGTCTCGCAGCGTTGCAACAGTATCAGCGTTACGAACCGGAGGCGGTTTCGCGTATCTGATCGCCATGATGCCCGCGCCCTCCTAGATCGGCTGCATGTTGCTGACTTCCTCGGGCTTCTCATCGCCGTGGAAATAGATCAGCTTCGGCTCGCCGAAGTCGCCACTCTCGGGGTCTCCTTCCATCACGGTCGCAAAGACCATCGGCTTCTGTAGCGCCAGGCGCTCGGCCATCCGGCGCGCATGCATGACGCTTGTCGCCTGCACCGGGATATCCGGCTTCATCGCGCCACGCTTGGCCGGGGAGAAGGATTGAACCACGAAAAACTCTGCCATGTTCATGCTCCTTGGGATTTTGGGATGCCCTTAGCATGACTCGAAAACCAGAACAGAACAAGAACAAAATTAGGAAAATAGTCATACTCGTTAACGGCTACCATATGCAGCGATTACACGTAATGAGAGTCGCGTTCCCTTGTGCGCCGGTGGAATCAAGATATCGTACAGTCAGTCGTTTTGGGGGAACAAAATGCTGGGATTTCTTGCAGACTTGCCGTCGTGGGTGACTTACGCCCTTGTCGGCGGTGTTCTGGGTGCAACCTTCGGTGCGGCTGGACACCTGATCGGGAAGGCCACGGGGCTTAAATGGACGCGTTACGCGGCTATCGTGGGGATAGTCCTCACTAAGCCGGTTGTTGAGCAGGTTATGGCACCAATTATCGTGAACGATAAGCTCAATGCCGGGCTGCCGAAGATGATAGATGATATCACCCGCATGGACCGAATTGAGTACCAGGGTAAGACCTTCCGGTATTTTTACACAATCACATCAACGACGGGCTTGGAGGACGTCAAAGAAGAGGAACTCAAGAAGGCGAGTATTTCTCAAATGTGCGACTATTGGAAACCGAAACTACTCAGTGGGGAAACCGATGCCGCTGAGTACAATTATGCGCTTGGCGCCCGGAGTGCCAGCTTCTCTGTCGTCCTCTCTGACTGTATCTGAGGCCGCTCATGGCGAAGAAACCCAAACCTCCCCGCGAACGCGCCGCCCGCGCCCTTTGCAGCCATTTCGGCGTGCCGGAGAACATCGTCCGGGACAAGAAGCCGATGTGGACGCAGTACCTAGATATGGCGGATGCAGCGCTACAGGCCGCATTGTCTCCAGAGGAGTGGGAGAGGATGAAGGCGGAAGGCCCATGAAGATCACCATCGAGCTTTCAGCCGATGAAGCCGTTGCCCTGCGCCGGCTCGCCTACGAAACCGGGGAGGAATTGGAAGAGGCTGCGCGTACCGGCCTGCGGGAGTTTCTGATCGGGACCGGGATGCTGGAGATGATCGAGGGCGATAATGATAATGAGGTCAGCCAAACGTAAGGGGACGACGCATTGAGCGGGGTTGACACACAAGAATATTTGATCCGTAGGCCATATTCTTAACCGCGACACGCGCTATAATCGCTGCATGACTCAGACACTTGACAATGTAATAGCTCTGTTCACCGTTGATCAGGCATCTCGCCTGACCGGCGTGAGCAGGCGTCAACTTGGGTCGTGGGCTCGCGATGGTTTTTTTGCGCCAAGCGTTTCTCCCGGCGAGGGCGGCCCGTTCACACGCCTCTACTCTTTTAAGGATCTCCTCTCGCTCAAGGTGCTGAACCAGCTTCGCAACGACACGCGAGTAAGTATGGACCACCTGAAAGAGGTGAAGCGTGACCTTGCGCACCTCGGCGAAGACCTTTGGGTAAAAAGCACTCTATACCTTCTGGGAAAAAAGGTCGTTATCGAGCGCGACGACGAGACACGCCACGAGGCTGGAAGCGGACAGGAAGTCTTCCAGATCCCCCTGAAGATTATCGTCGGAGGCATGCGGGAGCGCATTCGTGAAATGAACAAGCGTGGCGCAGACGAGGTCGGCCACATTGAGCGTACTCGCGGGATCGTCGGGAATAAGCCCGTAATTGCTGGGACTCGGATTCCAGTCTCGTCTATCAAGGAATTTTCGGAAGCCGGGTTTAGCGTAGACCAAATCATGAAAGAGTACCCGTCCCTTGATCGAATGGACGTGGAAGCTGCCATTGCATTCAAGGACAAGCGCAACGCTGCATGAAGTTCTTACTGGATGAGGGGGTTCCGGTATCAGTGGGCAGCGTTCTTGAAGGCGCTGGGCACGAAGTTATTCTATTTGACAATAGCGGATTGGCCAAAGGCACCCCTGATCCAGTAGTTTGCGCGGCCGCAGAATCCCATGACGCGGTTCTAGTCGCTGCGGACCACGACATGAAAATGCTTGCCCGCGGGCACGGTATCACAAAGGCCAGGTTCAAAACGTTGGGGCTTGTGCGCTTTGAATGTAAGAAGCCAGATTGCTCAACTAGAATCGGTGTTGCGCTATCGCTTATCGAACACGAGTGGGGCAAGGTTGCTGATGGCACGTGCGAGAGGCTATTTATTGTCATTGGAGACAACTCGATACGCACACACCGATAATGCTAAGAACCACAGCAGACGTTTGCAAGCCCGCCTTCACCAGCGGGCTTTTTCATATCGAAATCATCCGATCCCACACCGGCGCTGAGACCAAATCTCTCGGATGATTTCCCGCGCACGACTTGCCGCTAGGTGCATCGGTTGAGCCGCGACATCAACAGTTCGAAGTTCACCGACCGGCCGGCGCCGATAGTGAACTCTCTCTGAGCGTGATCTACGCCGTATCTGCCGTGATATCAGCGTGACATTGGCGTTCGCGTCTTCCGGCGTCTAAGCGTCCTCGAAAGACGGAAGTTGAAAAACTCCGCCCGTTCGAGTTATGAATCGCCTAGCTGAAGCAATGGATCAAGGATGCCTAGAGATATACTGAAAGCGCTCCCGGAAAAGGTGTCGGAAACGCTTGCCTTTATGAAGGTGCCCGAGACTGCGGAGACCGAGGCGCGAATTATAGAGGACTTACTAGTTTACGGCGTACGGGTGAGCCGGCGAACCATGAAGCGGTACAAAGCACGCTTGCCGAATGGAAGGTACATAGCCGCGCTCAACTTTTTCGATCTTGAGCGTATGCTTAGAAAGCTCCAGTGTGACAACGCCAATCTGACTCCAGAGAGAGCGATCTCCGTGGCTGGTCCCACGTAGCACCGGCCCACGCCTCCCCGCGATACCGAGCCAAGGGTATCGCCTTTTGTCCCGCCACTGCGCGGGGCTTTTCGTTCCTGCATCCCCTCGCCCGGCCGGTCCATCCTGCCGGGTTTTTCGTGTGGTGATTCTAGCAGGTTTGGTGACGGGGGCAAGAAAATTACCAAATCGGCAATTTCCCTATTGACCATCACTTACCATTTCGGTAATTTCTCCTCATCGCCCCGACACACCGGGAACATGAGGAGCAAGGGAAATGCCACAGATTGCCGAGAACGTTCTGAAGGTTCTGGACGCCGCTATTGTGGAAGGCTCGAAAGTCTTCCTGACCGGTCAGCTTGACCGCAAACTCTATACCGAGACTGACAAGGTGCTTCAGGCCGCAGGCGGCAAGTGGAACCGCTCGGCAAAGGCTCACATCTTCGATGGTGATGCCAACGACGCTCTGGAGCCGATCATCCTGACCGGAGAATACAGCCGCACAAAGCAGGACTTTGGCCAGTTCGACACGCCTTCTGATCTCGCTGACGAGGCTGTCGGGATGTCCGATATCGATGCGGGCATGCTGGTTCTGGAGCCGAACATTGGCCTTGGTAACATCGCCGTCGCCGCAGAACGTGCCGGAGCGGTCATCACGGGCTTTGAGGTCGATGTGACCCGCGCCGCCAAGGCGCACTCGCTGCTGCCAAAGGCGAACATCAAGGTCACTGATTTCCTTACCGAGGACCCGACGCCGATCTTCGACCGCGTCGTGATGAACCCGCCCTTCGCCAAGCAGGACGACATTCGCCACGTCTTGCACGCCTTCAAGTTCCTCAAGCCCGGCGGTCGCCTCGTCGCGATCATGTCGGCGAGCGTCATGTTCCGCGATAACAAGCTCACGACCGAGTTTCGCGAGTTCGTCTCGGCACACGGAGGCTGCATCAAGCGCCTGCCTGAAGGCTCGTTCAAGTCCAGCGGGACCGGCGTCAACACCTGCATCGTCACCATCAACGCCTGACCGATCTTTAGCGGCATCCGCCTCTCCCATGGGGCGGATATCGATAGAGATGAACCTGAGGAAACCGACATGCATCGCACTCAGTTCTGCACCGCCCGCGAAACGATCATGATCAAGCTCGCGACTTCGACCGGCTTCTACTTCGAAGAGGGCGAGCGCCACGGCAAGACATACGACAACCTTCGCCACTGCGTCACGCGTCTGACGATGGACAATGCGGCGGCCTACCTGCGCTTCGACCTCGACACCCTTTCGGCCGAGGACGTCACCGAAGAATTCGCCGCCGAATGGCTCCAGACGTTCAAGGGCTCGCCGGAGGATGAAGACCAGCTTCCCATCTACGTCCGCACCTCGCAGGCGTGGGACGCGTGGTGCGAAGCCTACACCGTCGAGAACGGCCTTGCGTTCACGCGGCGCGGACACGGCACGCTCAATCATCGCCAGCAGTTCGGACGCTGATCATGCGTCCGGTCTATCTCATCCTTGAGGAAGCGAACACCGGCGCTGCCAAGCATGGCAACGCCTGCCTGATCCTCCTCGCCTTCATTGTTTTCGCAATCGTCATCGGAGCCGGCCTCACGGTCGGGCCGGTCAACCTATAGGAGCGCGCCGTGTCGAACGCTGAGCATTCCATCGTCCGCAACACTGAATACGCCAAGCGCCTGCTGGCCGATCTCCGCGCCAGCGGGGATGCTCACGACGCCGAACTGGTTGCCGACAGCATCGAAGGTGAGACCGGGCTTCATGAGGCTATCGAAGCAGCCCTTGCCGAGATTGACGAGTGCGATGTCATCGTGGCCGGCCTCAAGGCCAAGGAAGCAGAGTTTGCCAGCCGCCGCGCCGCCGCCGAGAAGCGTATTGAGCGCATCCGCGCGATGATCGAGCAGGCGATGCTAGCAACCGAGCAGACCTCGTTCCGCCTGACCACGGGCACCGTGACGCTGACCAAGCGCGCCGCCGGCCTGATCATCACCAACGAGGCCGACATTCCCGGTGAATTCTGGGTTGAGCAGGAGCGCCCCGCGCCGAAGCTCGACAAGAAGGCCCTGCTCCGCGCGCTCAACGAGAAGAGAGCCGTCCCAGGCGCCGGCCTCGACAACGGTAGTTTCAGCCTTTCCGTTCGGAGGAAGTGATGATCACTCTGGCACGGCTTAAGTCACTGCTGTCATACGACCCAGAGACTGGGGTGTTCACCCGTATCCAAGCCGCTGGGACAGCAAAGGCGGGCGACGCCGCAGGGACGATAACCACCCAAGGGTACGTGCAAATCAGCGTGGATGGGGAATTGTTCCTCGGCCACCGGCTCGCTTGGTTTTACACGTACGGACGATGGCCGGATGCCCACACGGACCATGTGGACGGCGATCGCGCGAATAATCGCATCGCCAACCTGCGCGAAGCGTCAGCCGCTCAGAACTGCAGCAATCACGGCCCACAGACAAACAACACCTCCGGGGCGAAGGGCGTCTATTGGTCGAAAATCAGAAAAAAGTGGGTCGCGCAGATCGGGGTCGCCAAACGCGTGATCAATCTCGGCGGGTTCGAAGAATTCGAAGCTGCTGTGAAAGCCCGTGCCGCGGCGGAAGTTCAATATCAGGGAGAATTCAGATGCCAGAGGTGATGACGCGTTTCGATTTGACCGCCCGTCAGGTCGCCCTTGTGAAGGACACCGTTGCAAAGGACTGCAACGGCGACGAATTCTCGCTGTTCATGGAGGTGGCGCGGGCCAAGGGGCTCGATCCGTTCCTAGGCCAGATCATCCCAATGGTCTTTTCCAAGGACAATGCGGCAAAGCGCAAACTGACGATCATCATCAGTCGCGACGGGCAGCGCGTCATTGCGCAGCGTTGTGGCGACTATCGCCCCGCCAGCAAGCCGCCGGAGTACGAGCGCGACAAGGATCTGATTTCCCCCCTGAACCCACAGGGCATCGTGTCTGCGACGGTTTATCTGTGGAAGCAGGACCCAAAGACCAGCGATTGGTACGAGGTCGCCGGCCAAGCCTTCTGGGAGGAGTTCGCGCCCGTTTCCGATGAGTGGGTCTATGACCAAGAGGCTGGCAAACGCAAGCCGACAGGCAAAAAGGTTCTCGACAGTTCGGGCAACTGGTGCCGCATGCCGCGCCTGATGATCGCGAAGTGCGCAGAAATGCAGGCATTGCGCGCCGGCTGGCCCGAGCAGTTCACCGGGCTCTACGATGAAGCAGAAATGGATCGCGCCAAGGTTCTCGACCTGTCGGCTACCGAGATTGTCGAGCATGACCGGCAGGAAAGCCGCCTCAAGGCTGTCGGCGCCAAGGATTCGATCACCGTCACCTGGGGCGACAACTGGACGCTGGAGAATGTTCCGGTCGGCCAGCTCGCAGACCGAGCAATGGAGTTCATCAAGAGCGAGACGCCCGAGAAGGTCGCAAAGTGGCGGGACGCCAACCGCGAGCCCCTTCGCGAATTTTGGGCGCGTGCGCCGGGCGATGCCGCGCACCTGAAAAAGGCGATCGAGGCGAAGATTGCCGGCAATCACGTTCTGATGGCGGGCTGACATGGAAAAGCAGCGCTTCATCCTCATTAACGACAGGGTTCGCCGGAATGCGGTGGACGCTGTCATTCGAGCCGCCGCCGGCAGCGCGGTGACCGTCGGCGCGGCAACGCGCAGCCTCGATCAGAACGCGAAGTTTCACGCGATCTGCACCGATATCGCCAACTCTCCCATGACATGGGCCGGCAAGCGCCGGTCCGCAGAGGAATGGAAGGTTCTGCTCGTCTCCGGCCACACCAAGGCGACGGAAGGCGAAGTCGAGTTCGTTCCGGGCCTCGAGGGGGAGTTCGTGAACATCCGCGAATCTACCGCCCGTATGTCGGTGAAGCGTGCTGCCAGCCTCATCACCTACGCCCTCGCCTTCTGCGACACGAACGGCGTCCACCTGACCGAGACCATCCGCGGCGGCTTCCACGAGGCTGCGAACGATAGGAGAGTGGCATGACAGACGCTGAGAAGCTGAAAAAGGCCGAGACCGCCATTTCCTACCTCCTCAATCGATCGAGGAGAGATGACAAGCTCTACTACCAGATCGGGTTCGGAACTGAAGCTTTCCGGCTTCTGACGGATGCGTTCGCCGCCCTGACCGGCGAAGAGGTCGCAGTCGTAGAGAGGAGGTACGGCGCATGACCAGCACCATCCGCGTCAAAGGCTACGAGCGCCGCAAGCCCGAGAAGGCACCTGATCCGTTTCAGGATATAATCGACGCCCGTATCGCGCGCCGTCGAGCGACGGCGGAGGGTTTCGCCCGCATTCATTCCTACCGGGACAGCATCGACTACTCGGCCGGGCCGAACGCTTTAACCGCGATCGTTGGGAAGCTCCGCCGGCTTGTCGTCGACTGGAAGGCGGTGAAGTGATGGCGATGCGCATCAACACCGCTGCCTTCCGCACCGAACCCGAACCGCCCAAGCGCCGACCGAAGAAACGGAGCGATTACCTGTCGTTCCTGCACAAGCTACCGTGCGTCGTGACCGGCCGGTTTGGCGTCGAGGCGGCCCACGTCTCCTATGCCAACATCTTCCACGGCCATTTCGGTCGGGGAAAGCAGACGAAGGCACCGGATCGGTTCGCCCTGCCCCTGTATCCCGACGAGCATCGGGCGCAGCATTCCATGAATGAGCGAGAATACTGGACCTCCAAGGGCATCAACCCGCACGAGCTGGCGAATACCCTCTTCGGCATCTGGTCGGATTACGACGAGCCCGAGGCCGTCACCCACTGCACCCATCGTATCAACCAGGGCTTGGCAATGGCCGGCCGGCTGCCTTCGAAGGATTCCGCATGATCAAGAAGATAGAAGACGGCGGGGCCCTTCAAAAGATCGGGATACGGGTCTCACCTCTATCAAACCGGATTGTCCTCGCACGCTTCGGGAAATCCCCGAACGTCGCACTAGAGTCCCGGGATGCCATGAACGAGTTCCTTCAAGCTCTGGTCCAGTACGCATTCAATGGCAGGATGCCCGACGAGGATGAAGGTATAACCATCGACTTCGGAGGAGGAAGCGAGCAGTTCACCGCCGTTATCCGCCGTAAATCCACAGTGGCGGCGGCCTGCCACGTCAACAGCGGGGCGTATAGGCAAATATCGGTCGACGAGTGGAAAGCACTCGGCGGCGACGGGAACCCGCTCTGCGACTGGCATGAGGGGATTGGTTACGTCGTCTACGATGAGAAGGCTCTTGAACAGTTTCGGGCAAAGACAGCCGGCGGTGAAGCATGAGCGACCTGTCCTCACTAATCGCAGGCCAGTGGCGCCCCATTTCTGAGGCCGACAAGGATATAGCCTATATCCACGATATGGCCGGTCTCCGCATCGGCGGGTCTCATCCGATCTGGGTTCGCGACGAAGACGGTCGGGTCTACGAGGCCCTTTGGTCCGACGACGGCAAACGCGCCTACTGGTGGGACATCGAGGGCGAAAGCCCGGTCGATCCCGTCGAGTTCATGCCGCACCCGCTCGACCCGCGATTTCCTCCCCGCGCTCTTGATCAGAAAGGCGGGACGGAATGAGAAGCGCCCGCAAATTCATCAAACCGTCTTCGGGCTGGGGATCGGCGGGCACGCGCCGGAAGATTTGCACCAGCCTACCGCCCGAAGTCATGGAGCAACTGAGCCTTCATGCCGAGCGGGAAGGAAAGTCGATCTCCTCCACCATTGCCGACCTCGTGAAGGCCGGCCTTGATCAGAAAGGCTCCTCCAATGAGTGAGAGCGTGAAGCATACCCGCGCCCCATGGGAAGTTGTGCAGGGTTCCACGACCGGTCGCCTTGTCGTGTCCCCTATGTCTCCGAAGTCAAAGCGGAATGTGGCGCACGTCGGTGGACCAGACCGTGATGCCAACGCCTGCCTGATCGCTGCGGCTCCTGAACTCTTGGAGGCTGCGCGGCGGTTGGTTTCGACTTACGCCGACTTCCAAGATGGGAACGGAGAGGCTTGTCAGGACGTCGAATTTGCCAAAGCCGCCATAACCAAAGCGGAGGCGCGCCCATGACCTCCCCCGTATCAGCCATAGAGGCAATAGAGAAGGCGCTGGACGAGTTTGACCGAGAGGTTCAGGAGCAGCTTTCTGCGGAAAGTGAAAGGGCAGACCTCTGGGAGGAGCTTGATGTAAACGCTTCTGATCTTCGTGAAGTCCTCTCCCTCGCCCGCCAGGCAGAGGCGTTGCAGCGGGAGAATGCGGAGCTGCGGGAAGCGCTGAAGCCGTTTGCCGAATGCGTGCCTGAATGGGACGGCGAACCTGATTCCCTCCATGTCTTCTTTGAATGGAACGACGAAAACGCCCCAGTTCCAAGCCTGCCGGTCGCAGACTTCCGCCGCGCCCGCGCACTCCTCGGAGGATCTGAACATGCAGAGTGAGTACTTCGGACATGACGATGACGCATGGGATCAGAATACCGGAAAGCCCGGCATCCAACTTTTCGCCAATGCCGTTCAGGTTTGGGCTTTCAGCAATGCCAATGCTGGTCAGCCATCTAACGTCGCGGCAGCGGCTTCGGCATTCGCTGTCGAGCCACTTATGATCAAGCTGGCGGTCGAGGCTCACTATTGGATGTACCTCTCCGGCCCCGACGACGATTTCACGAAGTTGCAGATCGAGCACGAGGGCGAATGATGGACCCGATCAAAATAGCAGATGCGATAGAAGCCTGCGATTGGTCAGGCTGCTCCATTGGCAACAAGGAAATCTTGAAATCAGCGGTTTCAGCCCTCCGCACCGCCGCCCTGTCCGATCAAGAGCGGGCGGTAGAGGTAAACGTTGGCCTACGAGGGGCAAGGGAAATCGCGTCACGCGACCTCGCCTCCGTCTCCTCAGTCAAAATACCTTCCGCCCTTGTCGATGTGCCGGTAGAGCCGGTGGCTTGGCAGCGCCGGACGGATAGTTTCGGCTGGCAGATCGTAAACGCCGAAGACCTCGATCACTATCGGGCGAAGGGCGCGGAACTGCGCCCCCTCTACACCCGCCCTCCCCATAGAGAAGGAGAGGACAGCGCGGAGGTGTGGCCGGAAGAGCCAACAGAAGCCATGATGCGCGTCCTGTTCACACTCAACAGCGGCACGGCGAGAACAACGGAAGAGGTGACGGCTGTTTACCGACAGCTTCTCGCCCTCGCCGCCACGCGCAGCGCTTCCGCCACAAGTGCGAAGTGGTGCGCCGATGAGTGAGATCATCCGCCTTTATCTGCCGTGGTTCATGTCGGCCGTCACGATCTGGATGACGCTGCTTGCCGGCAACAAGCACCGCTCCGCCTGGCTGATCGGACTTGGCAACCAGCTTCTCTGGCTCGTCTGGATCATCACGACCGCCGCGTGGGGGCTCCTGCCCATGAACGCCGCGCTCTGGATCGTCTACGGCCGCAATCATCTGAAATGGAGGAAGGCATGAGCGATCTGAAACCGTTCCTCGAAGACATGCTGTCCATGTCCACCGGGAAAGACGGCAGGACGCTCGAAATTCATTTCAGCCGCCCCGTCACCAAGGAAGACAGGCAAGCCTTCGCCGACGCGCATAATGCCATCGTGCGCGGGCAGCTTGCCGCCAGCAAACCAACTGGAACCTCCCCTATCCGCCAGAGAGGAGAGAGCGATGGCTAGATCATACGGAATGTTTCGGGCGAAGTGCGGACATGAGGGCTGCACAGAGTTTGCTCGCTACGAGGCAGGCACCCGGAAACACTATCTCGACCTCTCTCTACGTTATGGAAACGGCAAATGGCGGTGTGTCCGCCACAGCCAGCCGGACGAGGTGCTGTCTTCAACAAACACAAAGCTTGTGAACGAGCTTCGGGTGATAGTGGACGACGGCCATTCATACTGGGGGAAAGAGCGGGCTTCCAGCGGCTTCAAGCATGGCCCGGGCTTCAAAGCCTTTGCTGAGGATTTCCCCGAAGGAACCGTGCTCAGGATAACCGCTGAAATCGTTCCGGCGCCCTCCCGCAACGCACTGGATAAGGAGCGGGGATGACGGCGCAAGAACCAATCCTGCTCACTCCGGAATCGGCCGCATCCCGTCTCGGGATATCGACGCGGCAACTTCGGGACTTGACCGACCACGGTCAGTTGCGATGGATTAACATCGGCCTCGGCAAGAAACGTCCGACACGGCGCTACACGCCGGCTGACCTGGAGGCCTTCATTGAGGAGCGGGCGGAAAAATGTCGGTCTACAAGAAGAACGGAAGAGACACATATTCCTACGACTTCGAGATACGGGGTCGTAGATTTTCAGGCAATACGGGAGCAACGTCGAAGCGAGAAGCAAAGCGCTTCGAGGACGCCCAGAAGGAAATAGAGCGGGCGAAGCTGGCCGAAGAAGCAAAATTCTTCGCGCCGACAATGACCTTCGAAATCGCTTCGTCCCGATATTGGCTGGAAGTCGGCCAGCATCACAAGAATGCCGATACCACCCTCGCAAACCTCGAATGGCTGCGCAACGCCATAGGCCGGAACACGGAAATGGAATCGCTAACGGATTCCATCGTGGCGAGCCTGGTTGCCAAGCGCCGCGGCGAACGGGTGCGTCGACATGGAAAGAACGGGAAGCTTCACCTTGGCAAGCTTATCGAGCCGGCCACGGTAAACCGCACCTGTACCCAACCCCTTCGGGAAATCTATCTGCGCGCGCGTGACGTGTGGAAGATCAAGGTCGCTGAGATCGACTTCGGCCGCCACATGCTGGACGAGCGACAGGAGCGGGTTCGCGAGGCAACGCCGGACGAAGAGGACGCTATCCTCGGGGAGCTTTCGCGCGGCTATGACAAGGCCGTGCGTTTCGCCTTCCTGACCGGGTGCCGGCGAATGGAAATCCTCGGGCTCGAATGGCCCATGGTGGACTTCTTCTCCCGAAACTTCAAGGTCATGGGCAAAGGCGGCAAGGAACGCGTCATTCCTATGTCGGAGGAGATCTTCCGCCTGCTATGGGAGGAGAAGGACCATCACACCATCAAGGTCTTCACTTTCGAGGCGCGCAGGACGCGGAAAAAGGAAAAGCTGGAGCGAGGGAAACGCTACCCCTTGACGGAATCCGGGCTCAAGAGCGCGATGCGCAGAGCCGTGCCGAATGCTGGCGTGGAGAACTTCCGATTCCACGACACCCGCCACACGGCGGCGACACGCGTGCTTCGGAAGTCGAACCTGAGGGTCGCGCAATTGCTGCTTGGGCACTCTGACGTGAAGACGACGACGAAATACGCTCACGCCTTGAACGACGATATCAGGGCAGCTCTGGACGCTGCATCTCGCCCCACCACGAACCCCACCAACGAAGGTTCAGAAGAAGCCAAGAGTATGAATAATAAGGGAGAAAAGCGCTAA